GACGTGCTGGAGGCCGCCCGCTAATGAACGCCTACACCGCCACCAAGAAGCCCCGCAAGATGATCGGCGCGTTCCCCCGGGATCGCCAGCTCCTGCGCGACGTGATCGCGGCCGGTCGCACGATCAACCCGGCAGTCAACGGCCTGACGCACGTGACCGCCACCCAAGCCGTACTGCAGGCCCCGGGCGACCCGGTGTACTACCTCGTGGACTTGGACCCGGCGCAGGCCCGCGCGCTGGGTTGGATGGAGGTCTGACATGAACCGACGCGCCCCCGAGCGTCCGCGCCAGCCTGCCGTGTTCTGGTGGCTGCTGGCTTTCAACGTGATCATGTACACTTTGGTCATCCCCCTTCGCATGCTATAATTCGCCACGGCACCCGGCCCAAGGAGGCCCGCCATGTTCTTCCGTAACGATGACCCGGGCCCGCTGTCCGAGGCCGAAATCCACGCCATGCACCGGGTGCTGCGCGAGTTCAACACCACCGACGAGGTCCGCCTTGGTGAGGAGGTGCGCTTCCTCGCGCCCGTCCTCAACACCCTGACGCAGACCCGCAAGAAGTTCTACCTCGTCCACCTGCCCAACGGGGCGGGCTGGGTCCTTCGTCGCCACCGCCCCACAGGAGTTTACCTTGGAAACGCCATCCCCGCCGATGACGTGGGACCAGCTGCATCCGGTCCTGCCCCCGCCGATCACGCAGGAACAGGCGATCGCCCACCACAACACGAGGCAGGCGATCGGTGCTTTGCCGAGGAATATTTTGGGGATCGCGATCCTGCGCGCCATGAACATGCGGCTGCCGATGCCGCCCCGCCGCCCGCAGATGGTGACCCGGGAGATGGTGGAGGAGAGCAACCGGCGCATCCAGCAGATGCGTGAGGAGCTGGCCCGGGAATCCGCCCCGGTGATCGAGGACACCACCGAAGGGGCCATGGAAGAGCTGCGCGGGTCGGTCGTGAGGTCCGAGGCCCAGTCCACCTTTGAGGCCCAGATGCGGGCCCGGGAACTGCGGAAGAGCCTCGACTCTTAACGCGTCCTTAACAAGCCGGGGCCTGTGTGATAGGTCTGTGATACCTGTGTGATAGGTCTGTGATACCCGTGTGATGGGTCGAGAGCGCCTAGGGTATCACAGATCGACACGGGGCCGGGAGCGTGGGGAGGCGCTGCGTGGAACACGGGCCGAGACCGTGGAACGCCCGTCACGACGGGATTGGCACGAGCCTTGCTACGCGAGCGCGGGTACCCGGGCGAGGGGGGTCCCAGCCTGTGATACCCGTGATACCCGTGATAACCTCCCGGCGTAATATGCAGACGGCGCGCATATTGTGGGGTCTGATATTATCACACCCATCACAACCGTCCAGAGACCGCGTCACGACGGGCTCGGAGCGTGTGTCGATATCAGGCACCGAGGTTATCACACCTATCACATCGCACCGAGGTCAGAGACTGGCACCCTGAGAGCAAAAACGGGCGGGGAGTTGCTTTGGGTTGCAGGTGCCCTGCGGGGTTCGCGCGCGTACGTGCGTGATTTGTCGGCGGGATACTCGCCCTTCCCGCTTCGCGTGTCGCGTGCTTTAATCATCGCCAGTTCATTGACTGGGTCGATGGCCATGGCCACCGCAAAGAAGACAAACCCCAAGACCGGTCGTCCGGCGACCAAGGTCCAGAAAGATCAGGCGGCGAATCGCCGCGAGGCTGTCCGGGACGGCCTGCCAAAGGCCGAGGCCAAGCTCACCGACTTCGCGGAGCGCTTCTGTACCGAGTATGTCCGGTGTGGGGTGCTGGAAGACGCCCACCGCGCGACCGAGCTGGCGCTCCGGGTGCCGCTGGACACGGCCGGGTATCACGTCGAGGTCGAGCAGACCGAGCGCACGGTAAAGGGCAAGACGGTCTATTCCAAAGTCCTGATTATCACGGACGACAACGGCCGCCCGGTTTCCGAGAATGACCTTCGCCTCGCCTCCGCCACGAACCTGTGGGCGATGCCCGAGGTCAAGCGCCGCGTGCGCGAAATCCGCGCCGAGAATGCCAAGCTGATTCAGGTCACCGCCGAGTCACTGGCCGAGAAGATCGAGCATATTCAGCAGCATGCCATCCGCACCGGGCAGTTGCAGGTCGCCCTCAATGGTGTGGCGATGGAGGCTAAGATGTTCGGCATCGAGACCGGCCCGGGCGAGGGCGGTGGGGCGGTGATCCCGGCCGCAGCCGTGAACATCAACATCCGCGACTACACCGGCAAGCCGAAGCCCCGGGAGGACTGACCATGTCGAAGCGAGCGTGGGCCCGGGTGGGCGTGGCGTTGCTCTTGCTGTCGGGTGCCGCGCAGGTGGCCCTGCTCTGGTGGGCCTTTGCGTGAGTGCCGTCATCCTGCCTGAAATCGATATCGACGTGAATCGACCGCAGGGGCAGCTGCTGTCCCTGCAAAAGCGGTTCCGGGGATACGTTGGCGGCTTCGGTTCGGGTAAGACCTATGTGGGCTGCATCGGCCTGTGTAATGCGGCCTATCAGGTCCCGGGCGTTCCGCAGGGCTACTTCGCCCCGACCTACAGCCAGATTCGTGACATCTTCTACCCGACCATTGAGGAAGTGGCCGAGAAGATGGGCCTCACCACGCGGGTGAAGCTCGGCGACCATGAGGTCCTGTTGCTCGATCACGGCCGAGTGCGCTCACGCATCATTTGCCGGTCGATGGACAACCCGTCCACTATCGTGGGATTCAAGATCGGCCGCGCGCTGGTCGATGAGCTGGACGTGATGCCGATGGCCAAGGCCGAATTGGCTTGGCGCAAGATCATCGCCCGCATGCGCTGGCAGCATCCGGGCACGTCGCCCCCGGGCTTCATCCAAGGGCAGGTGGACGTGACCACCACGCCCGAGGGCTTCCTGTTCATGCACCGGCAGTTCGTCCAGCGCATCCGGGAAAAGCCCGAGCTGTCGCGGCTCTATGGCCTCGTGCAAGCATCCACCTACGAGAACGAAGCCCTACTGCCCGAGGGCTACATCGAGTCGCTGCTCGAATCCTACCCGGCGCAGCTGGTCCAAGCGTATCTGCACGGCCAGTTCGTCAACATGCTGCACGGCACGGTGTATTCGCACTACGACCGGGCCAAGAATCGCTGCGGCGACCATGCGCAGGAGGGTGAGCCCGTCCACGTCGGTATGGACTTCAACGTCAACAAGATGGCGGCCGTGATCCATGTCACCCGCAACAACGCGCCCCGGGCGGTGGGTGAAATCATCAACCGCCGCGACACCCCGGACATGATTCAGGCCCTCAAGGAGAAATTCTGGACCTACGACCGGGCGCGCGGTGATTGGGTGCGCAATCGCGAGATTTGGGTGTACCCCGATGCCTCGGGCCAAAACACGTCTAGCAAGAACGCCAGCCAGTCGGACATCTCCCTATTGCAGGCGGCGGGCTTCCGCGTCAACGCGCCCAGCCAGAATCCGCCCGTGCGTGACCGCGTGCTGTCCATGAATATGGCCTTCTGTGACAACAAGCAGAACCGCCACTATCAAGTGAATGATGACCTCTGCCCGACCTACGCGGAGAATCTGGAGCAGCAGGCGTACAACGACAACGGCGAGCCGGACAAGAAGTCGGGCCACGATCACACGAACGACGCGGGCGGGTACTACATCCACAACCGCTTCCCGGTGATCAAGCCGGTGAGCAGCTTCCAGCTCGGCCGGGCCCACTGATGGCGCTCTACGAAGCATTGGCCAAGCTCCGCGCGGCGCTGCAAGAGGAACCCGACCCGGAGTTGGTGCACCTGTACCCGCTGGTGGGCATCGAACACGTCACGAAGGGCTACCCGGAGTGCCCCTGCTGGTGCGAGCCGGTGCCCGACCACATTGACCCCCGAATTATCGTGCACAATCCCTCGCATTGACCCGGCCCCGCGTTCGTGGTTCAATCGCCCCTGCTGATTCCCTGAGGTGGCGCAGGCCGGGGGCCGAGCCAAAGCACCCGAGAGTACCCAATGGCGACCCGCCCGACCCCGGCCAAGTTCAACGGCCAAGGCTCCGATGAGCTTACCCAGTACGGCAACGTGAATGCGCCGTTGCCCCTCGCTCCGCCCGGCACGCAGAATTCGAATGCAGTGTCCACCGGCCCGGATTACGACTTCGTCCACCCACAGTACACCCGCGCCCTCCCGATGTGGGAGGCCACGCGCGCGGCCGTCGAAGGGCAGCCAGCCCTCGACCGCTGCCCCTACAAGTACCTGCCTGACCCGACGCCGCTCGACATGTGTGACGAAGCGCGGGCCCGGTATAACAGCTACTGCGCCCGCGCCGTGTACTTCAACGCGACCGGCCGCACCAAGACCGGCCTCGTGGGCATCGCGCTGGGGGACTGGCCCGAGGTCATCGTCCCGGCGTCGATGGAATACCTCAAGGAAGACGCGGACGGCGCGGGCCTGAGTATCTACGCGCTGTGCCAGCATGCCATCGGCGAAGACCTTGAAGTCGGGCGTGGTGGCCTGTTCGTCGACTACCCCGAGCGGCCCGAGGGCGACGGCACCAGCATCGCGCAGATGCAGCAGGGCACCGTGGCCCGGATCGTGTACTACAAAGCCGAGGATATCCGCGACTGGGCCTTCGAAAAGGTCGGGACCGACATGCGCCTGTCGTATGTCAAGCTGTACGAGATGCGCGACCGGCGCACCCCGGATGGCTGGTCGATGGAATCCATCGAGTCGTACCGGATTCTGCGTCTGCGCGACGGCGTGTACACGGTCGAGGTCTTCGAGAAGGGGCAGGGCGGCTACGTATCGAAGGGTGAAGTGACCCCGCGCGATGCCAGCGGCCAGCCGTGGGAATTCATCCCGTTCCAGTTCATCGGCCCGGAGACCAATCAGGCCAAGCCCGAGAAGCCGCCGCTGTACGATCTGGCGCAGATGAACCTCGCCCACTATCGCAATTCCGCCGACTTCGAAGAGTCGGTGTTCATGCTCGGCCAGCCGCAGGTGACCATGACCGGGCTGGATCAGGCGTGGCGCGACCATCTGGAAGCCTCGGGTGTGTACTTCGGCTCCCGGCGCGTCCTCATGGGCCCGCAGAACAGCCAGATCGGCCTGTTGCAGGTCCAGCCTAACACGCTGGCCCAGTCGGCGATGAAGGACAAGCGGGAGGACATGGTGTCTTTGGGGGCCCGGCTCCTGCAGCCCGGCTCCGCGACCAAGACCGCCGAGCAGAGCAAGTCCGAGACCCGTGCCAGCTACTCGGTCCTGAGTCTGGTGTGCGACAACGTGTCGCAGGCGTTCAAGAATGCCATGCTGTGGGTCCAGCGCTACATGGGCGCGGCCGGTGAGGTGGACTTCGGCATCGACACCGACTTCGACGGCCTGACCCTCAATCCCGAGGTGGTCAACACGGTCATCAAGGCCGTGCAGGCGGGCGTAATTCCGGAATCCGAGGCGTGGCGCTTGCTGCGACAGCTCGGCCTGATCGACCCGGAGAAGACCGACGAGGAAATTCGTGACGAAATCGACGCCGCGTCCGAGGCCGCGATGCAAATGCAGGCGGCGCTCGGGCTTGCCCCGGGCACGGGAGCCCCGAACCCGGCCCAACCCGAGCCCCCGTCCCCGGACGACGATGAATGAGCCTCGTCCTCACTGATATCGCGGTACAGCGGCAAGTTCTGCTGGAGCGATTCAAGGCGGCCGAGGTCCGCAAGTACACGACCATCTTGCGGCAGGTCGATGCGGAAATCCGCCGCCAGCTCTCCGGGGGCCGCCTCACCGATTTTCGGCGTGCCCGGTTGGAGACCCAGCTCGCCAGCATTCGGCAGAGCTTGCGCGGCCAGTATCAGGAGTACATCGACCTCCTGAACCGCGATCTGCGCACGCTGGCCATCGACTCGGCGCGCTTCGAATCGAACACGTTCGCGGCCTACGCCCCGACTGCCGTGTCCATCGCCACCCCGGCCCCGAATCAGCTGTGGTCCGCCGTGACTACCAACCCGTTGACCATGACCGGGGCCAATGGCGGGCAGCTGTTGGAATCTTTCATGGCTTCGTGGGCCGATGGCGACGCCGAGATGGTCACCAACGCCATCCGCATGGGCTACACGCTGGGCGAGACCAACGAGCAAATCATCTCGCGCATCCGGGGCAATGCCGCTCTGAACTTCGCCGATGGGGTTCTGGCCAAGAACCGGGCCCATGCGGAGACCGTGGCCCGGACCGCCATCCAACACGTCGCCAACAGCGCGCGTGCCGCCACGTGGGCCGCGAACTCGGACATCATCGACGAATATGAGTGGGTGTCCACGCTCGACTCGCGCACCACGCCCCTGTGCCGGGAGCGCGACGGCAAAAGGTTCCCCGTGGGTGCCGGGCCACTGCCCCCGGCGCACCCCAACTGTCGCTCGACCACGGTCGCGGTGATCAAGGGCGAATTCGGCCGTCTGCTGGACGAAGAGGCCGAACGCGCGTCGGTCAACGGCCCGGTCCCGGCCGGGGAGACCTACTACGACTGGCTCAAGCGGCAGGATGCGGATTTCCAAGACCTCGCCCTCGGCCCCACCCGGGGCAAGCTGTTCCGGGATGGTGGACTGGGTACCGAGGAATTCGCGCGGCTCAACCTCGGCAAGAATTTCGAACCCCTGACGCTGGAGCAGATGCGCAAGCTCAAGCCCAAGGCGTTCCGGCGCGCGGGCTTGTGAACCCCAACCGGTTGTGTTTTAATCCGCGCAACTACGAACCCGCCTGCTGAGCAGGCCAACTAGGCTCCGGGAGCCCAATCCAATGTTCAAGCTCACCCTCGACCAAGCAGCATTCGAAGCCCTCGAAGAAGGCCACAAGGCGTTCTACAAGAAGGACGAGAAGACCGGGGCCTACCACCTCGACCTCGACCCGGCCGACATCCCCGATGTCGAGGGTCTCAAGCGCAAGAACCAAGAGCTGCTGGACGAGAAGAAGGCCGAGCAGCGCCGCCGCGAGGAAGCCGAGCGCGAGCGGGCGAAGAAGGAAGGCGACATCACGGCCCTCGAAACTTCGTGGCAGACCCGCCTCGAAACCGAAACCGGCACCCTCAAGGGTGAGAACCAGAAGCTGGCCACCCAGCTGGAGCGCCTGACCGTTGGCCGTGCGGCCACCGAACTGGCGGCCGAACTGGCAGTGGTCACCAACGGGGTGAGTTCGGCCAAGGCCCTGCTCCCCCACATCGAGCGCCGTCTCTCCATGGAGACGACCAGCGATGGCGAAGTGAAGGTCCGCGTGCTGGATACGGCAGGCAAGCCGTCCGCCATGACGCTGGACCAGCTCAAGGATGAATTCCGCAACGATCCGGTGTTCGCACCGCTGATCGCGGCAAGCAAGGCTGGCGGCAGCGGAGCTGACGGCGGCAAAAACAACGGCGGTGGTGGGGCCACCAAGAAGTTCGCAGACATGAACGAAGCTGAACGCACCGAGCTGCACCGCAAGGACCCGGCAGAGTTCAAGCGGCAGAGTGAGGCCCACAAGGCCACGCAGCAACGCCAGCGCTGAGCGCTGCAGACCGGTGCCTGAGGCAACGTAACAAACCTACCCTACCATCCAGCTGAGGAAACGCCACCATGGCACAGGTCACCCTTTCTGACGTCATCATCCCGGACGTCTTCGCCTCGTACATCACCGTCAATTCGCCCGAGCTGACCGCCTTCGGTCAGTCCGGCGTGCTGTCGGCGGGCGGAGCGTGGGACGCGTATGCGGCCACCCCGGGCTTCACCACCACCATGCCGTTCTGGAACGACCTCGACGCTTCCGTCGAGCCGAACTACGGCAACGACGTGTACACCGACATCGCCGAGCCGCAGGACGTGAATACCGGCGAGCAGGTCGCCCGTATCGCCCTGCTGAACGAGGGCTGGGCGGCCATGCGCTTCGTCAAGGAACTGCTCAAGCAGGACCCGATGCAGCACATCGCCAACCGCATCAACAGCTACTGGGACAAGCAGCTCCAGCGGCGCGCGGTCGCGGTCTCGCTGGGCGTGTACAACGACAACGTGACCTCGGGCGGCGGTGACATGGTCATCGACATCTCGTCGCAGACCCTGGGCACCGTCACCGACGACAACCGCTTCAACGTCGATGCGTTCGTCGACACGGCCTTCACCCTCGGCGACCATTACGAGAACCTCGCGGCCATCGCGGTGCACTCGATGGTGGCCCGCCGCATGGTGAAGAACAACGAAATCGAGGAGGTCCGCGATTCCGAGGGCAACCTGCTCATGCAGGCGTACAAGGGCAAGGTGGTCGTGATCGATGACGGCCTGCCGACCTTCGGCACCGGTATCGACCGCAAGTACCTGTCCATCCTGTGGGGCAATGGTGCCATCGCGTTCGGTCAGGACGAGGTCGCCTTCGCCGATGGCGAGGTGGACCGCGAGCCCGCGCGCGGCAACGGTCAGGGTGTCGATACCCTGTGGAGCCGTCGCAAGTGGCTGATCCACCCGTTCGGCTACAAGTTCCTGTCCACGACCATCACCGGACCGGGCCTGTCGCCGACGTGGGCGGACCTCGCGCTGGACACCAACTGGGAGCGCGTGCTGACCCGCAAGCACGTCCCGATGGCGTTCCTCGTCTCCAACGGCTGATCCACCAAGGTCGCCCCGCCTTCGGGCGGGGCTTCTGGCCCCCGACCCGAGGTAACTCCAGATGGCAACTCCCAAGGACCCGAACAAGACGCTGCTCGAAGAGCAGGCACTCATCGATCAGGCTTCGCCGACCTACGGGCTCTCCAAGAGCCAGTTCGCCACGGCGTACCATGGTCAGGTGGTGGATGGCTTCGTGATCACCGTCGAGAACGGCGAAATCACGGGCATCGCCGCCGAAGAGCCCTGACGGCAGCGCGCGACAAACCCCTCCATTTCAGAAGGTAACGTATCATGGCTACCAAGAAGTCCGCCGCGAAGAAGGCACCCACCACCAAGGCAGCGAAGGCCGAGAACACCGGGGCCAGCGACACCAGCAACGCGCCCGTCGCCACCCTGCCCAAGGGCAAGGGCACGCAGAACGACGCCCCGCCCCCGTCGAATCCGGACCCGATCCCGCGCGGTGGCGGCGAGAAGGAGCCGAAGGAGCGCAAGGAGGATACCCTCCGCCGTTCCGACGACAAGGCCCGCTGGAACTACGGTGTGTCGGCCGACGACACCGCCGAGCTGCTCCGGGAGCAGCGCCAGATCGACGCCGATAACAAGCAGTAAGCACCACGACCGGGGCTTCGGCCCCGGTCCTCTATTCAGGGCGCGCAGATGGCACTCATCATCGAAGACGGTACCGGCAAGCAGGACAGCCAGTCCTACGTGGACGCGGCCGAAATCCGCGCGTTCGCCGCTGCGCGCGGTGTCACCCTGCCCCCGGTCGCCAGCCCCGACCCGGTCGAGGCGATGGCCATCCAAGCGATGGATTACATCGAGTCGCTGGAGCCGCAGATGAAGGGCAAGCGCACGAACGCGAACGCTCCGACCTACTATCAGGCGTTGAGCTTCCCGCGCACGGGCGTCCGCATCGGCTGCGAGTGCGATACGTTCCCGGATGACCAAATCCCGGCCAATCTGGTCGCGGCCCAGTGCCAAGCGGTCATCGCCATCAGCAAGGGCTATGACCTGCAGCCCATCCTCGACCCGAACGCGCGCCTCGTGAAGCGCACGAAGGTCGATGTGATCGAGAAGGAATTCTTCTCGCCGCAGGAAGTCGGCGCGGGATACGGGGCCACACCCACGTTCCCGGCGCTCGAAGCCCTGCTCCGCCCGCTGCTGCGGGCTGGCGGTGCGACCACCGCCCCGGCATACAGGGCCTGAGCCATGGCCCAGTTCGACGGCGAAATCCAAGACGCCAAAGACCTCATCACCGAGAACGGCGAAGTGGCGCGCATCCGTCGTGTCACCCCCGGCGTGCCGGACCCGGCCGAGCCGTGGAAGCCCGTGCCCCCGGTGACGGTCGAGGTCGAAGTGGCGGCGGTGTTCCTGAATTACAACCTCCAGTCGTCGGGCGAGCCGTATGTCAACGGCAGCTTGATCAAGACCGGCGACAAGAAGGTACTCGTGGCCGCGCTCGACATCGCGGATATCACGTCCTCGGACAAGATCATCCGCGCAGATGGCACGGTGTACCAAGTCGTGAATCCCAAGCTGCTCGACCCCAACGGGCAGAAGATTCTCTGGACCCTGCAGGTGCGCCAATGAGCGCCGACACGCCCACTGCCCGTGCCGAGATGTACGCCATCGTGGCGGCTGCGCTCGCCCCGTTCCCGGGTCTCGTGGTAAAATACCAAGGCGTGGACAGTCTGGACCCGCCCTCGGGCGACACAGACTGGGTCAGGGTCGATATCCAACACGAAGATGCAGGGCAGGCGTCCCTGTCGGGCCCCACCAATGGGGCGATGCGCTGGGGGCGCAATGGCTTCATCTTTGTGCAGTGTTTCGCCCAGCTGGCCCCCACGGGCGCTGCTCCGGGCGACCCGATCAGCATCGACAAAGCAATGTTGTACGCATGCGCTGTGCGCGACGCTTTCCAAGGCAGGGCAACGGATAGCGGGGTGTGGTTCCGAAATTGCAACGCACGAGAGATTGGCCCGGACAAAAGCTGGTATCAGGCCAACGCATCCATCACCTTCGACTATGACGAGGTAAAGTGACATGTTCCCCAATGCCGATTGCCCGAGCAACAAGATCGACTCCAACGTCACCGGCCTGCGCTACGCATGGGAGGAGTGCCTCAAGCAGCTCCCGGCGAGCCCGGTGTGGCACGCGCTGGAGCCCAACTCCTACTCCGACTTCGGTGGCAACATCACCACCGTCGCGCGCAACCCGATCAACCCGAGCCGCCAGCGCAAGAAGGGCACGGTTACCGACCTCGAAGCCTCGGGCGGGTTCAATCAGGACCTGACGCAGAACAACACCACCGACCTGCTGCAGGGCTTCTTCTTCGCCGCCGCTCGCGAGAAGGCGACCACGGCCGGGATCAACGACGAGACCCCGGTGGCCATCACTGGCGTGACCGCTGTGGACGACACCTACGCGGCGGCTGCCGGGCTGGATGTGTTCAAGGTGGGCGACATCGTCATGGCTTCGGGCTTCGGCGAATCGGCCAACAACGGCATCAAGACCGTGACCGCCGTGACCGCTGGCACCGTCGCCGTGGGCACCGCCCTGACCGACGAGGCCGCTCCCCCGGCCGGGGCCAAGCTGTCCGTGATCGGCCATGCTGGTGTGGCGGCCGACCTGTCCATTGCGATGAACGGCCTGTTGGTCCGTCTCGTGTCGGCCGGGGCCACCGACTTCACCACGCTGGGCCTGATCCTCGGCGAGTGGGTGTTCGTCGGCGGTGACGGCGGCTCGGCGCACTTCGCCAACAACTACGGCTTCGCCCGCATCTCGGCCATCACCGAAGACTATCTGGAATTCGACAAGGTGTCGTGGACGCCGCAGGTCGAAGCCGGTGCCGGTCTGACCGTCCCGGTGTTCTTCGGCACGGTGATCCGCAACGAGTCCGACCCGGGCCTGATCAAGCGCGGCACCATCCAGCTGGAGCGGACGCTCGGGCAGGACGCGGACGGCACCATGTCCGAGTACCTCGTCGGTGCGGTGCCCAACGAGCTGACCCTGAACGCCGCGCAGGCGGACAAGGTTACCATCGACCTCGGGTTCGTCGCCTGCGATGCCGAGCAGCGCACCGGCCTGCAGGGCCTCAAGCCCGGCGCACGCCCGGCGCTGGTGTCCACGGACGCATTCAACACGTCCTCGGACTTCTCGCGCATCAAGCTGGCCAGCGTGTCGGCCGTCGACGCCGCCCCGGTGCCCCTGTTCGCCTTCGCGACGGACATGAGCCTCACCATCAACAACAACGTGTCGCCGAACAAGGCGCTGGGCGTGCTGGGCGCGTTCGACACCACGGCGGGCACGTTCGAAGTCGGTGGCGAAATCACCGCGTACTTCGCGTCGGTGGCCGCCGTGCAGGCGGTCCGCAACAACGCCGACATCACCATGGACATCATCATGGTGAAGAACAACGCGGGCCTCCTGTTCGATATCCCGCTGCTGGCGCTGGGCAACGGCCGCATCAACATCGAGCAGGACCAGCCCGTCACCGTCCCGCTCGAAACCAACGCCGCCGAGAGCAAGTTCGGCCACACCCTGCTGTTCCAGTCGTTCCCGTATCTGCCCACCCTCGCCGATCTGTGATCGGCCTCTAGTCTCCTGAGGAGAAACCGCAATGTCCTTGTACAATACGTTCGCATCCGACGAGAAGTCCGAGAAGGATGGCATCATCCTTGACCTCGGGGTCAACTCCAAGGACCAGCCCATCGGGATTCGCATCCGGCGCGCTGGTGGCTCCAATACCCGGTTCGCCAAGGTCTTCGAGCAGAAGTCCAAGCCGTACCGTCGCCTCATGGAGATTCCCGGCGCTCTCGATCCTAAGGTGCAGGAGCGCGTCATGCGCGAAGTCTACGCCGACTCGGTCGTCGTCGGCTGGGAGAACGTCGAGGACAAGGACGGCACCCCGATGGAGTTCAACCGGGACAACGTCATCCGCCTGTTCACCGACCTGCCCAACCTGTTCCGGCTGGTGATGCGCGAATCGCAGAACGAGGCCCTGTTCCGGGCCGAAATCCGGGAGCAGGAAGCGGGAAACTGAAAGCGGTCCTGCTCTACATCCTAGAGCAAGGACCGCACGAGCGTGGTATAATCGAGCAGTGCATCCGGGAGCGGTCTCCGCTCCCGGACAGCATCGCAAATGCCCCCGAGCTGGGTTCGGGACTAGACTTCTTCTACATGGCGTTTCTGGACCTCACCACGTGCCGCGAAGTCGGTAACGCGATGGGCCCCATCAACTGGTTGACCCTGCAACGGTATTCCGAGGTCAATGAGGTGACGGGGGAGCAGAGGGAGGACCTCTTCTACCACGTCCAGAAGCTCGACGAAGCGTACCTGAAATGGCACGCGGCCAAGTCGAAGAAGGAGCTGGAGACCAAGACCGGCAAGTCCAAACCCAACCGGAGAAAGCGATAATGGCCAGCGGCTCCCTCAAGCAATTCGCGGTACGCATGAGGGGCCGCGCCGCCAAGATTCCGGATCGGGCGGATCAGGTCACCCGGGAAATCGCCCTCGCCGTGGACCGGACCGTCGTCCGGGCCACTCCCGTGGACACGGGACGGGCCCGCGCAAACTGGCAGGCTACTCTCGGGGCCCCCGCCGTTGGAACCGTGGACTCCGAGCCCGGGAAGCGGGCCTCCTTGACCTCTACGACCGGCCGCAACGGTCAGGTCATCGCCGGGTACAAGGGCGGGCCCAACGCGGCCATCTTCCTGACCAACAACCTCCCGTACATCGTCCCCCTCAACAACGGCCACTCCGGGCAGGCCCCGGCCGGGTTCGTGGAGCGGGCGGTGGACGTGACCATGCGCGCCGCAAAGCGCGCCCGGCTGATCACCTGAGGCACCCATGGCCAGTATCGTCGAAACCATCACCATCAAGATTCGCGAGGACGGCTCGCGGGTGGTGTCGCGTAACATCCGGGACGTGGGCAACGCGGCCGATGATGCCGAAGGCTCCCTGTCCGACCTCAAGGGCATTCTTGCCGGTCTGGTGACGGCGGCCACCATCACCAGCCTCGTGCGGATGGCCGACGAGTTCACCAACCTGCAGAACCGCCTGCGGCTGGTCACCACCGACACCGCGAATCTGGCCCGCATCACCAGCGAGCTGGGTGGTATCGCCAACGCCACCCGGTCCGACTTCACGGCCACGGCCGAGCTGTACGCGCGCATGGCCACGGCGTCCAAGGAACTGGGGCTGTCGCAACAGGAACTGCTCGACTTCACCAAGTCGGTGAATCAGGCCGTCATCCTGTCGGGTGCCAGTGCCGAGGAAGCGGCGGGCGGCCTGCGCCAGCTGTCGCAGGGTCTCGCGTCCGGCACCCTGCGCGGCGACGAGCTGAATTCCGTGCTGGAGAACCTCCCGGCCATCGCCGACGTGATCGCCGAAGGACTCGGCGTCACTCGTGGCGAACTGCGCAAGATGGGGCAGGAGGGCCAGCTCACTGCGACGCAGATCGTGGACGCCTTCAAGAAGGCCAAGGACGATCTGGAGGCGGGCTTCGCCACCACCGTGCCGACCGTGGGCCAGTCGCTAACCGTCCTGCGCAACAATTTCATCCTGTGGCTCGGCGAGATGGACAAGGCGTACGGCATTACGCAGATGCTCGCCGGGGCCATCATGGCGGTCGCCAACAACCTGAATATTCTCGTCCCGATTCTGGCGGGCGTAGGCACGGCCATGGCCGCCGCCTTCTCGGCAAGCTTGATCCAGAAGTTCATGGTACAGATTCGCGCGCTGTGGGCGCTCATGCTGGCCAATCCGTTCGTGGCCGTTGCCGCGCTGGTGACCGGGCTGGTCACGACCCTGTACCTGTTGCGCGACGAAATCAAGCTCGGGATCGATGACACCACCACGCTGGGTGACCTCATGCGCGCAGTGTGGGAGAGCATCGGGCCGCTGATCCAAGCTGCCGCCGATGCCGCTGCCGCATTCTTCGGGTGGCTGACGCAGACCAGCGCCGGGACCTTCGGCGAACTGCTCAACGATCTGGTGGGCTACGAACACGAGAGCGAGGCCACGTGGCTCAAGATTCTGCGCGTGGTCGTGCAGGTGTTCGATATGATCGGCGGCACCATCCGTGGCGTGATGGCGGGCGTGAATGCCGTCATCATGAACTTCGTTGGCGCGTGGATGAACAACTTCCGCCAGCTGGGCAACGCCATCGACGGCATCCGCGAGCTGGACGCGGGCAAGATCAAGGACGCTATTACCTCCAACCTCGACGGCTACAAGCAGGCCGCCACGACGGCGGGCGACGCCTTCTCGTCCGCGTTCCAGCAGGAAATCCTGTCGCAGGCGGACAGCGGGCTCGAAGCGATGCTCGATCAGTTCATGGCCCGGGCCCAAGAGATTGGCCGGGAGCGCACGGCCAACGCGAACCCGCTGGGCGATCTGGTGGGCGGTGGCACGCCTACCATCAAGCCCCCGGTGGACGAGGAGGCCATGAAGAAGGCGGCCAAGGAGTTGGAACGACTCCGGGGTGCCCTGCTCAATGTCCTCGACGCGGCCGACCCCGTGGGCGCTGCCACCCGGCAGCTGGCCGAGGCGCAGGATATCCTCGCGCGCAGTGTGAAGGCTGGCCTCATCACGCAGCAGGAAGCCGTGGCCGTGTACGAGGAGCTGGCGTACCAGATGCGTGACCAGCTCGACCCGCTGGCAGCCCTGAATCGCGAAATCGACGAAAACATTGAACTGCTCAAGATGAGCAGCCGCCAGAGCGAAATCGAGAGCCAGATTCTGCAGTACACCCAGCAGTTGCGTCGTGACGGCGTGAAGCTGACGCAGGAGGAGACGGCCGCACTGCGCGCCAAGCTGATCGTGGAGCAAGAATTGGCCCGGATCGCACAGGCCCGCGACATGCTGGAGGGCGACAGCAGCGCCGGGCGCATGCGTGAATTCCAAGCGCAGGTCGAGGCCATGAAGCAGCTGCTCGCCGACACCGAGAGTGGGTTCGGCGCGGGCGATGTTGCCGGTGGTCTGCAGAGCATGCTGCCGTGGGCCAATCTCGAAGGCACCAAGGAGCAGATGGCGGCCTATGTTCAGGCGCACGCCGACATGTACGCCCAGATCAAGGCACTAGAAGATGCGTCGATCATCAACACGCAGACGGCCGGGATGCTGCGGAATCAGGCGGACTATCAGCTGTTGCAGAACCGGCTGTCGTACACCCGCCAGTTCTTCGGTGCGCTGGCCCAGCTGTCCACGAGCGAGAATCGCAAGCTCGCGATGATCGGTAAGGCCGCCGCGATCACGCAGGCCACCATTGACGGTGTGCTGGCCGTGCAGAAAACGATGGCCGAGACCCCGTACCCGTACAACATTCCGCTCGCTGCCGCGCAGGCGGCCATCGCTGCGGCCAATGTGGCACAGATCGCGTCGACCGGGTTCCGGACGGGCGGCGAGTTCACGGTGGGTGGCTCCGGTGGGGCAGACTCGCAAATGGTCGCGTTCCGCGCCACGCCGGGCGAGAAGGTCCGTGTGAACACCCCGTCGCAGGATCGCGCCATCCGCGAGGGCGAGAATGGCGGCGGGGCATCCGAGGTCAACGTCCCGGTCACCGTGGTCAACGTGGACGATCCGCAGCGGTACGTGGATGCGATGGACACGGCGGGCGGAAAGAATGTCATCATGAATCACATGCAAAGCGACCCGGCCGCGTTCAAGCGCGCGTTGGGCATCTCCTGAGGATCGAAGAATGGGCGTTGCAATTGGCTTTGTCGACAACACCGGGGCGTACGCCAATCAGAACTTGCTGGCCGCCATCAAGACGCTGGCCGAGGCGAACGGCTGGACCACGCTGCGGTACGACACCGTGTCCGCGATCCGGGAGCTGATTTTGCAGTCGTCCGGCCTGTCGGGTGCCGAGGACATCTATATCGGCTTCCGGTCGTACCAGAACGTGGGCGCGGACGTGTACAACGTGTCGGTGGCCGGGTTCACGGGCTACGTCCCGGGGAACACGTTCATCACGCAGCCCGGCTACTTTGAATCGGGCATCCCCGCGCACAACAACCGCATCGATTATTGGATGGCGGCCAACGCGCAGCGCATCGTGTTCGGCTTGAAGGTGGGCACCCCCGTGTACACCCACGGTTACGCTGGCAAGTTCTTCCCGTACGGGACGCCGAGCCAGTATCCCTATCCGCTGTACGTCGGCGGGTGCCTGAGCGGCATCCCGGAGACCCGGTACTCGGCCACCACCTACTCCATGCCATACTACGGGGCGACTGCTGGAACCGAGCCCGGCACCAACCGGCCGCAGTCGCAGCTGCGGTTTGTGGATGGCAGCTGGCGGCAGCATCGCGTGTGGCCATACTACGGCAACGCCATCGTAGCCCAAGGCACCGCCGCTCTGCGCGAGACCGGGGCGCAATATTCGTTGCAGCCCATCATTCTGATGACCAGCTCTCCGACCTTGAATCTTCTTGGCGAGCTGGACGGCGTCTACCAGATCACCGGATTCAATAACGTGACCGAGAATACTCTCGTGATCGATGGCGAGGATTACGTGGTCTTGCAGGACGCGTCCTTGACCGGGTTTAATAACTACATCGCTTTGAGGATGGAATAATGGCATTCGTCACCGGCAACGCCAACTCGCTCGCGGACCTGTTGACCGCCATCAACAACGCCTGCACGGCCAACGGCTACACCCTCAATGGCAATATCTTGAGCAAGGGCACGCTCCATGTGAGTATGGAGATTGCGTCCAGCCAGCTGCGCATCACTGGCGGCACCGGGCGCAGCGGTACAACGTTGCTCGGCCCCGGCCCGCAGTACGCGAAGATTGGGCCGACCACCCAAGTCAACATGGTCTTCCCGGTGACCTATCACATCCACATCCTGACGGCCCCGGATGAAGTGTACGTCATGATCAACTACAACGCGGTGTACTGGAACTTCATCGCGTTCGGGCAGAGCGACCACCCGGGCATCGCCGCCGCTGGTGGTACCGGTAATTGGTATGGCGCGACACACCCGCAGCCGGGCGTCATGTCTGGTGAGGTGGTAGTGGCCGCGAACGGTGGCGGTGGCGGTTTCGGCTTAGCGGGCGGTGCCGGGGTGCGGACCGGTGCCGGTCTGTTCAATGGTACCTCGGGCTGGACGACGAGCAACTATGCCACCAACTGTCTGATTCACTCGGGCCTGAATCCCGGTAACGGCGGTTGGAACGACCCGGCCGTTAGTCCTAGCTCCGGGTTGTACGGGGTCAACGCCATTCAGTACCAAGAGCCCATGTTGGCTTACCTTCCAAACGCGTGGAACGCCCAGACGGTCTTGGTCCCGATCTGTGTAACTTCGCTCGCGGCCTCGTCCAAGTCGCAGGTGGTGGCGGAGCTTCGGCACGCCCGCTATCTGCGCAACGACAACTACAACGACATCGACATTATCACCATCGGCTCCGATCAATGGAGGGTGTATCCGTACTACCGCAAGGACGCCTCGGCCCGGAACGGTGGTTCATTGATCCTGCATTCCGGGACCTTCGCCCATGCCATTCGATATGACGGCCCCTGACCATGGCCGTACTGAACGGATATCGAGCCGTTGGCGCGCTGCACCCGACCGGGGTTAACCCGTTCCTGTCCAGTGATCTGAGCGCGTTTGCCTTCGATGAATTCCCGCCCCACGCCAGCGATGGTCAGGCGGCCCTGTATTCGCCCGTGGTGTCGCAGCTGCCGGTGTCGGCCGCCCCGCGTGCTTTGGACGGATACTTGTCCCACACCTTCTACAGCGACTACTACGAGCGCATCCATCTGAGCCCGGTGCGGTTGGAGTTGGGTACGGTTGCGAATGCGGTCACCCGGTCGATCACCGTGTGGAATGCGTACACCCGGCAACAGGCCCTGCTCGATGATATCCTGATTCAGAACGGTGTCGGCATTTCGGTCATCGGCGACACGCCGCCGCTGGCCTTCAACCCGTTGCAGGAGAAGGTGTGGGACATCCGTATCACGCCGAACGGTCCGCCTGAGATTAATGCGCAGGTTCAGTTCGACTTCTCCAACGTGGACGACCCGCGCCCCGTTGTCATCGTCGGTAATCGCGCGGTGGTCCTCCCAGCCATTCCCGAGGTGCCGGTGGTGGAGCGCTGGCGTTGGCTCACTGACGTGCACACCAGCTTCGACGGCACCGAGCAGCGTGTGGGCCTCTTGAGTGTGCCCCGGCGCTCGCAGGTCACCCGGCTGGTGTTCGATGATGAGGCGCAACTGCGGGAGCAGTACAAGACCCTGCTGTCGGCTGCGGGGCGTCTCTTCGTGCCGTACTTCCAATACACCGCGATCACTACGGCACCCGCCGTGGCCGGGGATTCGGTGCTGGCGTTCGATACCTCGGCCGTGGATTTGCGGGATGACGACTACGTCCTGCTCATGGACAACGAGAACGCGCGCCTCGTGCAGCTCGACACGGTCGGGACCACGACGGCCACCACCCGGGCTCCGCTGAGCTTCGATGTCGCCAAGGGCACGAAAGTAATCGCGATCTTCGCCAGTATCCTGCCGAATGAGCTGAACCTCCAGCGACCCCACGTCAACAGCTACGGCTCGATGACGTTGACCAGCTCGGCGACCTACCCGCGCTCGCAACATCAGCGCCCGGCCAGCGCTGCGACTTTCAATACGCTCGCCGGGTACTTCATCCTTGAGCGCCACCCGTTGGCGAACGATGACATCGACCACAACTTCGACACCGGGCAGGAAATCCTCGACGCCAAGACTGGCCTGTTCGACGTGGCCACTGACTGGGACTTCACCCGGGTCGAAAGCAGCTTCGAGTTCAAGACTCGCCGCGTGGGTCCGTCGAATGTCTGCGTCGGCATGACCGGGCCGCAGGAGATGGACTACTGGCGTTTGTTCGGCGATGAGATGAAGGGCAGCCTCAACAGCTTCCTGTTGTCTACCTATCGCCCGGATCAGGTGTTGGCGGTTCCGGTGGGTGACGCTGCGAACAGCATGCTATTCGTCGGACCCTCCTACGTCGACAACTTCTGGCCCGCGATCCCGTATCATTATCTAGCCATCACTACCGCGTCGGGCATCCACTATGCCGAGGTGACGGGCGCGAGCAAGAACGTGGATAACGATAGCGCGGTCTCGATCAGCCCCGCTATTCCAGCGGGCGCGGGATGGGCGGACGTGCAGCAAGTGAGCTATCTCCTCAAGCAACGCATCGTGGGCGACATCATCGAGCTGGAGCATTTTGCTCTGGAGACCCTCATCAAGTTCCGGGCAAGGACCATCAAAGAATGAGCGCCATCGACGACATGGAGGAGAGCGTACACGACAGCATGCCTGTCGAGCTGTACGAATTCCTCGGGTCCTACAAGAACTACTACTACACTTCGGCCGCCGAGCCCTACACGTTCGATGGCCGCGTCTATTTGCCAATCCCCGACCTGTCGAGGTCGAGCATCAAGGCGGGCACCAACACCGAGGACAGCGCAGCGGTCAAGGTCACCATGCCGGTGATCACTGAAATGATCGCGGACTATGGGTTCCAGACCACGCCGCCCCGGCTGCTGCTCAACATCATCCGCATCTATCGCGGCCTGACCCCCTACGAATCCAACTTCCGGGTGTATTGGCGCGGGCCTGTCACCAACATCTCGATCAAGGGCCGCAAGGCCCAGCTCGATGTGCCGTCGATCTTCGCCAGTGTGCTGGGTGCCAGCTGCCCGAGCTTCTACTTCCAGAGCCCGTGCAACCACGTATTGTTCGACCCGGACACCTGCGCCGTGCCCCGTGCCGCCAACAGCGTGGACACCACGGTCCTGCAGGTATTGAGCGGCGGGCAGGTGGTACGGATGGCCGACTACGGCTCGTTTACCCCGGACGAGTTCATCGGTGGCGAAATCCTGATCCCGTCGCAGAGCGAGCGCCGCATGATTATCGGCGCGGACATCGGCAACGGCGAACTGACCGTGAACTACCCCTTCGGCCGGATCGCCCAAGGCACGGCGGTGCAGTTTACCCGGGGCTGCGATCACGCATGGAAGGGGCACTGCTCGACGCGGTATAATAACACCGAGCGATTCGGCGGCCACCCGCTGATCCCGCCGATCAACCTCTTCGAATCGGGATTCTGATGCCATGTGGGCAGCAATCGTAATCATCGTCATCGCGCTGCTCCTCGTCCTTGCGGCTCCCAAGCCCAAGGTTGAGAACGCGCGGGCGGCCAATCTCGGCGACTTCCAGTTCCCGCGCTCGAAGGAAGGCGACCCGGTGCCGTGGTTCCGGGGCACGGTCCGGTTGCGCTCGCCCAACTCGCTATGGTACGGCGATTACACCCCGGTTCCGATCAAGAAGAAGCAGAAAACCGGGCTATTCTCTTCGAAGAAGGTCACGGTGGGCTTCAAGTACCACATCGGCCTCGATCTGTGCTGGGCGCTGGGCGGCCCGCGCACCGTGGTCCTGCGCAAGCTGTGGTCCGATAAGTACGTGTTCTGGCAGGGCACCGCCTCGACCGCGCAGACGCTGACCGTCAACCTGCCCGAGCTGTTCGGCGGCGAGGAGCAGCGCGGTGGTCTCATCGGGTCCATCGACTTCTACCCCGGGTCTTTCAACGAGACCCGCAACACCTATCTGGCCAGCAAGTCGGACCCGGAAGTCCCGGCCTACATCGGGCAGGCGCGGACCGTGTTCCGTGGCAGCGCCTCGACGCTCGCCAGCGGGTTCTATTTCGGCACGACCACCAACGTCAACGCCATCCACGCCGAGATGTCGTGCTACTCGACCAACATCCACCCGACCTACTCCATTATGCCGAACGGGTTGGACGTCAACCCGATGGAGTTGCTGTACGAAGGCTTCACGCAACGCTTCGGCATGATCGGTGTGAGCCCCGATGACATCGACATGCCATCGTGGCAGCGTGACGCCGAGACCCTGTACAACGAGGGCTTCGGCATGTCGCTGCTCGTGCAGCAGTCCATCACCGGCAAGGACCTGTGCGAGGAAGTGCTGCGGATCGCCGATGGCATCCTGTATCAGGACACCGACACCGGCAAGATGGTCTCGGTCCTGATCCGCGATGACTATGTGGTCGAGGATTTGCCGATTCTCGACCAGACCGTCGTGAAGGAGTTGGTGAACTTCACCAAGACGACGTGGGATCAGGCATACAATCAGTGCCGCGTCACCTTCAAGGACCGCGCCAACGAGTACGCGGACCGGGTGGCGATCCAGCAAGATTTCGCGCTGATCAACTTCCAGAACAAAGTCCGCAACACGGACATCTCGGTCCCGGGCTGCTTCGTGAACGAGGAGGCCACCAATCTGGCCGCGCGGCAGCTCTCGCTCATGAGTGTGCCCCTGTTCCAGATCGAAATTCGGTGCAACCGCCGCGCGTCCACGCTCAAGCCGGGCCAAGTGTTCGTGTTTAATTGGGCCCCCTACGGCATCTCCAACATGGTGATGCGTATCCAGAAGATCGACAAGGGCACGCTCACCGAAGGCATCGTCACCATCAACGCGGTGCAGGATCGTTTCGCCACGGCTCTGGCCGTGTTCGCTCCGCCGACCGGCTCTGGCTGGACGCCCATCAGCAGCGAGGCGGCCCCGGTGGTCACTCGCCGCGTTGAGGAGGTGCCGTATTGGTTCACCCAGTTCGCCGACACCCCGCCCACCGACACGCAGGGCCTCATCATGGCTCTCGCCGTGCCCCCGGGCAGCGCCAGTGTGTATTTTGACGCCGATTACACCACCAATGCCGACAGCACGTGGACCAACCCCACCCGGGTGATGGAGGACGCCCCGTATTACGGCACCGGGCAGCTGACGAACGCGTACCCGGACACGGCCGGGCGGACCACGGGCACCGACGCCGTGGGGTTCACTCTCGATTCGGTAAGCGTGCCCTCCGAGCTGGTGGATTCGAACGGTTCGTTCGACACCAGCGGGCAGATGCTGCTGTTGATCGACAACGAGTTCATGGCGGCGGCCAACATCACCGACAACGGCAACGGCACCTACACGTTCACCGGCATTCGTCGCGCGCTACTCGATACCGACTTCGAGTCGCACGCCATCGGGGCGCGCTGCTACATTATCAAGCAGGCGGACGGGCTGCTGGAGTCGTACTTCAACGACACGGCCACGTGGCGGGTGCGGCTGCTCGACAACACGCCGACCTCCAGTCTCGATCCCACGCTCGCGAATGTCAACACGGTGGCCATGGCCCGGCGCGCGTTCCGCCCGGCCCCGCCCGACTACGTCCAGCTCAACGCCAGCCGTACCCCGGCCACCTATTATGGCGGAGCGGCTGGTGTGGCCCTCCCGGTGTCGTGGCGCGAGCGCAACCGCAAGACTGCGGCCATCGTGCCTTACGACGCGGCCAGTGAAGCGCAAGAGGCCGGTGTCGATTACGGCGTCCGGACGCGCCTCAACGGCGGGTCGTGGAGCGGGTTCACTTACGTCGCCGGTACTTCGACCACGATCAACGTGGCGGGTCTGAATGGCACACTCGACGTGGAAGTGTGGTCTCGCCGTGATGGCTTGTTGAGCCGGACCGGCGACCGTTGCACCATCGTGGTGGCGGACCAGAACCTGCTGACCAACGGCACCTTCGCGGCAGACACGGACTGGACCAAGGGCGATGGGTGGAGCATCGGCGCGGGCGTTGCTTCGAAAGCAGTGACCGGGGCCGGGACCTTGCTGTCCCAGTCGGTGGCCATCGTCACCGGGGCCACGTACCGCGTAGCCTACACGATCAGCGGTTACTCGGCCGGGACCATCAGCGCCCGGCTTATTGGCGGCTCGGCTGTCATCGGGACGGATCGGACCGCCAACGGGTCCTACACCGAGGATGTGGTGGCGGGGTCCGGCAACTTTGGGTTCGCGATGTATGGGACTGGGGCGGCCGTGTTCAACGTGGACAACGTCTCCTTGAAGAGGATCGCATGATCACGGCGGGTGTGTTTTAATGCTGGCCATAGACGTGCCGCCTGAGGCCGCCCGGGACGCGTTGGAGCTGTCCCGGGCCCAGCTCACCATCCGGGTGGCGCAGTTGTCCTCTTGCCGGGTCTGCGGGGCGGACCTGAAACGATTCGAAGCGGCGCTGGGCACCGTTCGGGATATGATAACCCAACTGGAGCTTAGCCATGGGATTCGTCCTCGGGAAGAATAGCCTCGCTCGGTTGGCCACTGTGGACCCGCGCCTACAGGCCGTGGTGAAGCGTGCCATCCAGATCACCTGCGTCGATTTCGCCGTCGTACAGGGCAACCGAACTCGCGACGAGCAGGCCCGGCTCTACGGAAAGGGCCGCACGGCCGCCCAGATGTCCGCCAAGGGCCTGCCCACCGCCTACGCCCGCCCGGGCGAGGCCAAGGTGACGTGGACCATGAACTCCAACCACATCGGTGGCCGGGCCGTGGACCTCGCGCCCTATGTGGACGGGGCCATCTACTGGGACGACAACGGCAAGCGCGGGTTCTGGCCCAAGATCGCCGCCGCGATGCGGCAGGCGGCGGCCGAGCAGGGCGTCAACATTCGCTGGGGCGGTGACTGGAAGGGGACTCCCGACCGCCCCCATTTCGAGCTGGTCGGATGATCGACGTGGCCAAAGGGGAGGCGATAGTGTCTTTTATCAAGCTGGCCACCGCATCGGTGGCAACGGGGGCGGCCAGCTCGCCTGCGATCAATATCTTCTCGCAGTACGTCAATCTGCCCGTGTGGGGCGTGCCCGTGTCGATCATCGGTGCGGCGGCCTTCGGCGCGGGCCTGTCCCTGTTCTTCGGGGACCCTCTTCCCACCCGTCGCGCCCTGTACGGGCAGACGCTGGCGGCCACGGTCTTCGGGACGGCGTGTGCCGTGCTGGCGGCCGATGGCATGGACTGGGACTGGGCGCAAAAGAACATCAGCATGTTCGCCCTGATGTCCGCCGCGATGGTGCGGTGGTTCCTTCCAACGATCATTGAGCGCGGTAAGCAGCTCGTGCGGGAATTCCGCTTCCCGTCGCTCAAGAAGCCTGACGGAGACGGCCAATGAGCCTGTACCAGCTGTTCTGCGTGATCCCCGCGTTCCTGATCCTCATCACCGCGCTGGCGCGCTTGAATGACATCAAGAAGAGCCAGAATTCGAAGCGGTGGTGGGTTCGCCGGATGGGCCTGCTCATGGTATTCGTGAGCATGTCCATCTTCATCGCGGCCCATTTCTTCACGTTCGCGCCTTACTGGCGGCAGGTCACCGCCCTGCTCGGATTGTGGGGCGTCCTGCTCACGTGGATGACCACCCCCGGCATGCCGCCATGGCACAAGTACATCGCGCGCAACGACCCGAAGCCGGGAGACGAAACGTGAAGGTGCCCTCCGCCCTGACCCCATATATCGAGACCATCAAGCTGGTCCTCGCCGTCCTCGCGGGGTGTCTGCTCCTGTGGGCCGGACAGACGGTGCTGGAGTGGCGCACGGCCGCCCAGCAGAACGACCAGCGTGGACGCACGATAGAGGCCACCAGCGGCATCACGCAGGACGGGACCCGGGCCGACGAGGACCGGGCCGGGGTCGATTCCGACATCGCGTCCGGCCGATCCCAGTACCACGACACCTACGAGGAGGCGACCCGCCATGAACCTGAAACTGCTGCTCGTTCTGACCGCCCTGTGCCTGCCAGCGTGCGGGACGCATTCCGTACGCGACGACTCGCCCGCGAGCGATCTGGATGCGCTGGTGAGCAGTGTCGGCCGCGACCTGCGTCCGAGGATGCTCCCCAACGGTAAGGAGTTCTGCGCCGAGCTGGCCCGCACCGAGCGGCAGCAGGACGACTGCATGGGCGATCTGGAGGATGTGGTATACGCCTCCAACCGCGACAAAGAGCGCGGCATGCAGACCCTTCGGACCGGGGTCGAGCGCATCCGCCTGTCTCGGAACCCCTGCCGTTGGTGGCAGTTTGGGTGCCGCAGCCGGGCCCGCGATCTGGATCGACAAAGTCGGCCGACGAACGGTAATTGACAGTTCAGTCAGAAGGTGGTATCCTTTGCGTCACCGGGCACACTGGGTGTCCCGGAACCTAGACGATAGAGAGAACCCACCATGAGCAAGGAAATGTCCTACCAGGGCCGACTGGTCACCGTTGTCGAGCGCAAGGGCGGCTGGACCACGATCCTCGACGGCATGAAGCAGTTGAAGGTCCGCAACAGCGAGCTGTCGGCCCCGGTCGATGGCAAGGCCAATGTCCCGGCCAAGCCCGGCAAGCTGCTCTCGACGCAGCGCAAGGAACGCGAGGCGAAGAAGGCCGACAAGCCGAAGCGCGAGCCCAAGGCCGCGAAGAAGGACGACGAGGGCCGCCTCGTGAATCCGGACCTGACCCGTTACACCGTGTCCGAGGTCAAGACCGCCTCCGGCCGCAAGGCCATCGACGTGAACGACGGCGTGGCCACCCAGCTGCGCGGCCTCGACCTGTCGGACGTGTATCGCTCCGCCTCCGAGGCGACCGGCGAGTCGATGGCCGGGCTCAAGCGCAAGTACGAGCATCTGAACCCGGGCATGCAGCGCATGAACCTCGGCAACCTGATCCGGGGCGCGGCATCGAAGGCCGCCCGCGAGGCGGAGAAGGCGAAAGCTGCCAAGGCCAAGTAATGGCCGGGCGGAACGGCCCGGGGCCCGACACGGCCCCGGGTCCCTAATAGAGCATAGAGGAGTCACAGCATGGCGTTCCACACCCCGACCCCGCACGTGGACTTCGAACCCGTGCCCTATCGCAACGAGTTCGACCTGCAGCCCGGGATGATCGTACGGCCGCGAGCCCCGGACGGCTCCCGCCTCGATGACAAGCGCTGGAAGGTCGAGCGCGTCTCGGGTGCCTTCACCCGGTGCGTCACCGGCAGCGACAAACATTTCACCTCCCAATATTGGGCCACCGACACCCTGCACCCGGTCAAGTTCAAGCGCTCCGCGACCACCGTCGCCGACCAGCTGGCACCCGGTGCCGAGCGCAACGTCCGAACCGGCAAGGCCGCCTCGCGCGAGCCGGACGAGCTGGCGTTGGCCCTCAAGAATTGCAACGGGCTGGATGAGCTTCTGGCATACGCGGCCAGTCAGGGATACCCGGACTGTGATACCCTGCGGTCCAAGGTATCACATCTCAACCCCGGACTGCAGCGCATGAACGTCGGGAACCGCCTCCGCCGTTTCCTCGGGCTGGCCTAGGAAAACGCGACCCGGGGCAGCATAGCCCCGGGGTTGTTTATGGCCAACGGCGGGCCGCGCGCTGCGACGGCGGGGCACCCGGGAGCCGCCCCCACCCGCCCCCTCGCGCGAGCGCTAGCGCGGGTACCCGCCCGACTCCGCCCTGTGTGATACCTGTGATACCTGTGATAACCTCCCGGAGCGAGATGCGGCCGTCTGCCATTCTCTCTCCCGGGTATCACGCCTATCACGCCTATCACAACACCGCCGAGAGCGCGTGGAGACGGGCACTCTGGTCGTGTCGATATCAGGCACCCCACCCCGACACGCCTATCACACCCCAAAACGGGGCAGGGCACCCCCTCGGCCGCCCCGGGGTTCCGGGTGCCTCCCATATGAGTGCGGAAGTGGCTGGGATTGTCGCCCCGGTGCCGTCGTGGTACGATAGTGTCAATAGAGCATAGCGAACAACCCGAGGGGATGATGGCAGACCAACTGAATCTGCACCGGTTCCTGCGGCTGTTCCGAGGCAACCTGCGGTCATACGGCCGGTGGGACCCGAACAAGCCCAAGGACAAGCAGTCAATCACAGAGAAAGATCACGACGGGTTCAAGCCCGAAGTATTCGAAAAGGCGTTCGCGGCGCATCTCGATGGCGGGGTTGGCGTCGGCATAGTCCCGGTACGGGATGATGGCACCACACTGTGGGGGGCCATCGACCTCGATAACCATGGCTCCGACAAGGACATGGACATCCGGGCGGTGGAGAAGAAGGTGGCGGCCAAGGGCCTGCCCCTGATCCCGTGCCGCAGCAAGTCCGGGGGCGTCCATCTCTACATCTTCTTCGCCGAGCCGGTGCGCGCCGACATGGTGAAGGCGGTCCTCACGCGCTGGGCCGCCGAGCTGGAAGTGGACGGCGTTGACTGCATCTACCCCAAACAGGGCCGACTGCAGATCAACTCGGACGGCGTGCAGGCGCTGGGTAACTGGATCAACCTGCCATACTACGGCTCGACCGATGGCGACGGCGCGGGTAAGCGGTTCGCCGTGTCGAACGGCAAGAAGCTGACCCTCGAAGCGTTCCTGCTGCACGCCGAATCGAACGCCGTGGACGGGGTGTCGCTGCAAAAGTTCTTCTCCGATGACCTGTCTGAACTGCCGCCGTGTCTCAAGGCCCGCCTCCAGTCGGGCGGATTCGCCGGGGGAGAGCGCAACGAGGGCACCTATCAAGTGGCGGTGTTCTGCCGCAAGCGGGACCCCGAGTCGGCACGCGATGCCGCGCATGACCTCGCCATCCGGCTCATGCCCGAGCATCCGCTGTCGTTCAAGGAGCGGGACAAGACCATTCGCTCGGCCATCGGCAGCCGCAGCAACAATTACAAATGCCAGAACTTCACGGATGTCTGCGACCGCGAGGCGTGCCGCAAGCTGAAATACGGAATCTCCGAGGGCGAGTACGAGGCGATGTCCGCCCGGGCCACGATGCCCACGTTCCATTCACTCATCAAGTACCGCAACGCCGAGCCGATGCGATTCGACCTGAGCGTCGGAGACGAGGAGAACGCCCGCAAGATCGAGGGCCTGACTATTGACGAGCTGGTAAGCTTCCCGGAGCTGCGCAAGGCGGTCATGGCCAAGACCCATATCGTACTGCCCCGGCTCAAGGCGGATGAATGGGATAAGATTCTCCGCGACCTGTTCGACAACGTCACCATCGAGGACGTGCCCGAGGACAGCACGCCGGAAGGCATGGTCCGCATCCGGCTGTTCGAGTTCCTGCGCAAGGCGGACCTCAAGAGCGAGGGCGACAATGCCAAGGACCGCGAGGCGTTGGTGCGAGGCGTGCCGGTCGTGCAGCTCTACAACGACGAGAAGGTCGTGATGTTCAGGCACGTCGATTTCGTGGCTTACCTGAGCAAGACGCGCACCGACGCCATCAAGAACAAGGACCTGTGGTTCCGCGCGAACCGTGCCATGGGCGTGAGCAATACCCGCGTCAGGGTCAACAAGAACGTGATTCCCGTGTGGTACCTCCCGGTTTCGATGATCGAAGAGAATGAACAGCATGCAGCCGACTTCACACCAGAATACTAAGCACACGACCGTCGATTTCGATGAGAAGCGCGGCCGGTTCGTGATCCGCTGCCCGATATGGGACAACCAGCGCGTGCGGGCGCTGCCCAATCGCAGGTGGAGCAAAGCACAGGGATGCTGGCACGCGCCCGCCATCCGGTCCAACATCGAGTTCATGGAGAAGATGTACGCCGAGTCCTCGACCACGGTCGTGACCGACGCAGCGAAGGCCAAGATCGCCGGGTATATGGACGCGCGCAAAGGCAAGGCCAAGACCTCCGCATTCCCGGTGTTCTATGGGTTTAAGCGGCAACCACGGCCCAAGCAGCGCGAGGCCATCGACAAGGTGTACGGCCTGCATGCGTCGGCGCTGTTCATGGACATGCGCACCGGAAAGACCAAGGTGGCCATCGACGTGGCCTGCGCGATGCGGATGGAAGGCAAGATCGACAAGACCATCCTCATCTGCCCGCTGTCGCTGCGCAAGAATTGGAAGCGCGAGTTCGCCAAGGATGCGCCCATCCCCATCGACGCCTATCTGCTCGACACGAGCAAGCCGAAGGAATTCGAACGGTGGCTCACCACCAAGCACGATTTCAAATGGTTGCTCGTCGGCGTCGAGTCGTTGGCGGCGGGCAAGGCCATCGAGTTTTGCAAGCGCTTCGCGCTGACATCCACCCGCGTGCTGTGCGCGGTCGATGAATCGTCCAAGATCAAAACCCACAACGCCTCGCGCTCCGAGCGGGCCGTGTCGCTGGCCCGGATGTGTGAATACCGGATGATAATGACCGGCACGCCGCTGACCAAGAACCCGCTCGATCTATATATGCAGTACGAGTTCCTCGACCCGGACATCATCGGCCTCGGGGACTTCTACAGCTTCCGCGCGCGGTACGCCGAGATGGGCGGGTACGAGAATCGACAGGTGGTCGGGTATAACAACCTCGACGAGCTGGTCGAGCTGGTGAGCCCGTACACCTTCCAAGTCCGGCAGCACGAGGTGTTCCAGCACGACAAGACCCGAGTCATCCGCGAGGTCCCGATGGCGGCCGAGCAGAAGCGCTTGTACAAGGAGTTGAAATCCAAGTCCCGCATCGGGTTGTTGGGTGCCGAGCTGGAGTTGGTCGTCCAGAACGTGCTGGAGAAGTCGTTGCGCCTGCAGGAAATCGCGGGCGGGTTCGTGTCGTACCAGCACACCGAAGAAGAGCTGGCCAAGATGCGCGCCCTGTGGGGCCCGGCCAAGAAACTGCCCCGGACCTACCGGGTGCCGATCCCCGGCCCGAACCCCAAGCTCAACGACTTGCTCGAAGCGTGCGACGAGTACGAGGGGCAGACCATCATCTGGTGCGCGTTCAAGGACGAGATTTACGCCATCCGCGATGCACTGGTCGCCAAGTACGGCGCAGGTTGCGTAGTCGAGCTGCATGGCGACATCGATGAGGCGCAGCGGGACGTTAATGTCTACGAGATATTCCAGAAGCAGAAGGCCCGGTTCATCGTCGGCAACACCGCCACTGGCGGCATGGGCTTGACCATGGACGCGGCCGAGAACATCTTCTTCTTCTCCAACACTTACAACTTCGTGGACCGGGAGCAGGGCGAGGAGCGCGGCACGGCCGAGGGCAAGAATACGCTCATCGTGGACTTCACCTGTGAGGGCACCATCGACGGCACCATCATTGCTTCCAACGACGAGAAGAAAGACCTCTCGGAGTATATCCGGGGCAAGATCGACGAGGCGCGCGGCCGTGACGCTGCGGCCGTAGTGGAGGAGCTGCTCGGCGGTAATTGACTCGGGGTGCCCGGCCCTGTATACTAGACCATGGCACCTCGCCAGTAGTCGCCCCCCGGAGTTTGCCGCAGCTTTCGCCGGGGGGCGACTCAAACAATAGACCATAGAGGACACAATGTCTCAAGCCAAGCCCCGGGTGTTCATCACCCAAGAGAACAGCCAGCTCAACTACGGGCACGCTGAGGAGTACGGCGAAATCGTGTTCCTCACGGCGAAGGAAGTTTCGCCAGTCCCCGGCTCGATCATCAACGCCGACATCATGGCGGAGCTGGAGCGCAAGCTCGCCGACTTCGACTTCGATAATGACTTCCTCGCGCCGTCCGGGTCCCCGGTCGTGTGCGGCCTGACATTCTTCATGCTCGGCAAGATGGCCGAGCGTGCGGGATTCCCGTCCGTGCGCTGCCTCCGCGTTCTGCGGTGGAGCAACCGGGACCGGGTGTACCAACCCATCCACATCACCATCTGACCAATAGAGGATAGAGCATGTCGTACGAAGATACCGACAACGAATTCGCCAATGGCGGCAACGGCCGTTTCGACGGCGTGGACCGCCGTTTCAAGTCGGGCGGCAGCCCGCGCAAACTGGACCCGGACAAGGCGGCCGAGGTCAAGGCCGCGATGACGGTCATCGGCGAGTTCTACAAGGGCCGGGGCCTGAACCCGGACCTGTTGGACGAGCAGGGCAACCTCAAGGGGCCGATCCCCACCATCGACCTGATGCGCGAGTTCAAGGCCGCGAAGGACTTCAAGGAAGCCTGCGACCTGCTCGCCAAGGAATCCGGCCGCCTGTACGACTACCTGCGCTTGGCGTTGGTGCCGGAACGCTTCGAGGAGGACGGCATCTCCAACATGAAGGTCGAGGGCGTGGGCCGCGTGCAGCTGGCAGGCGACCTGTACGCCGGGGTCATCAAGGGCAACGAGGAGGCCGCCTTCGAATGGCTGGATGACAACGGCCGTGGCGACCTCGTGAAGAAGACCGTCAACAGCTCCAGCATCAAGGCCGTGTTGAAGAAGATGCTCGCCGATGGCGAGGAGATTCCGGCCGAGCTGTTCAAGGCCGAGCCGTTCACTCGCGCCAGCATCGTCAAGGCGTAACAGTTCTATAGAGAGCGACGGGACAGCAAAAAACATTCGAACCGCCCTCGGCCGTTACGCCCGGCCGGCACCGCAAGAAACCCCGTGACTTGGGGCGGGTAGTTAGGATTGCGCTCTCTTCCACCGTTCCACCGGCTCCGCAGCGGTTCTGCGGTAGAACCTACCAACCAATGAAAGAGGAATCGCCAACATGGCAGCCAAGAAAAACGAAATCGCGAAGAACGACCAGAACACCTCCCTCGCCGTCTCCGACAGCATGCCCGACTTCCTGCGTGAGAAGCAGGGCCAGTCGGCGCGCGGTCAGGAGAACGTGCAGGCCGAGGACCTCGTCATCCCGCGTCTCGAAGTCGTGCAGGACCTGAGCCCCGCGCGCAAGAAGTCGGACCCGAACTACATCGAGGGTGCCGAGGAAGGCATGCTGTACAACAACGTCACCCGCGAGCTGTACGGCAAGGATGTCCTCGTCGTGCCGGTGGGCTTCGTCAAGGAATGGCTCATCTGGAAGGACCGCGAGAAGGGCGGCGGTTTCCGGGGCGCGTTCCCGACGCAGGCCGACGCCGAGGCCGCCCGCGACCAGCTGGAGGACGCCGACGACTGCGAGGTCATCGACACCAACCAGCAGTTCTGCCTGCTGCTCAAGGCGGACGGCAGTGTCGAGGAAATCGTCGTGTCGATGGCGAAGTCCAAGGCCAAGGTGTCGCGCAAGTGGAACAGCCTGATCAGGCTCGCGAACGGCGACAGCTTCTCGCGCGTCTACCGTCTGTCGGCGGTCGAGGACAAGAACAACAAGAACCAGTCGTTCTACAACTTCGGCGTGGCGCAGGCGGGCTTCCCGTCCGAGCAGGTCTACCGTCGCGCCGAGAAGATGTACGAAGCCATCGTCAAGGGCCACGTGGTCGCGGATCGCGGCTCCGACACGTCCGAGCCGAGCGGCAGCCAGTCCGGCGAATACTGACCGCTGGGCGGTTAAGCGTTCGCAGGTGGACCCCGGGGCACAACCGCCCCGGGGTCCTTTAATAGAGAATAGAGGACCAGCATGAAGGCATTCGCGATCTTCGGGCCCCCGGGCACCGGCAAAACCACAGAGATGCTCCGCCTCGTGGGCGAGGCGCAGGACCGTGGATACAAGGCCAACGAGATTGGCTTCTTCTCTTTCACCAAGGCCGCCGCAGGTGAGGCCCTCAAGCGACTGGGCCTGACCCGGTCAGATAAGATTTCGACCCTCCACTCGCTGGCATTCCGCGCCGTGGGCGCGACGCCGATGTCGATGGTGGATGGTTACAAGCTGCGTAAGTTCGGCGCGAAAGCGGGCATCTCGTTCGCGGGCGTGAGCAATGACGAGTACGGCGACCAGATGGAGGACGGCGATAAGTACCTCGCCATCTACAACCTCGCCCGGTCGCGCATGAGCGACCCACACGAGGAATACTACAATTCCGACGACCGCCCGGGCGACTTCGCCCAGTACACGTACTGCATCGAGAGCTACAACAGCTGGAAGGCCGCATTCGGGTACCTCGACTTCACCGACCTGCTGGAGCTGTACTGCCAACGCCCCAAGAATCACGGGGCCAAGATTCTGTTCATTGACGAGGCGCAGGACCTGAGCCCGCTGCAGTGGCAGATGATCGACAAGATGTTGGAGTTCCCGCAGGTGGATGAGGTGACCATTGCCGGGGACGACGATCAGGCAATCTACGAGTGGGCGGGTGCCGACCCGCACGGCATGGCCACGTTCGCGACCCGATACGAAGGCGACACGCACGTGTTGGCCCAGTCCTACCGCGTGCCCAAGGCCGTGCATGACGTGGCCCGTGGCGTCGTGGTGCGCATCCGCGAACGAGTCCAGAAGCGCTATCGCCCGGCCGCGCATGACGGCGTGGTCCAGACGTACGGCACCGGGTTCATCCCGGAGAGCATCGACCACGGTGATGATGTCCTGATCCTGTGCCGCAGTCACGTGACGAAAAAGGACGTGGAGGCGGCTCTCATCGCTATCCGCAAGCCGTACCGCAACGAGGGCGGACGCCCGGGCCTGTTCGACTCGCACTGGGCCGAGGCCATCCGCGCGCTGCACAAGCTCATGCGGGGCGAGAGCATCAGCCAGAGCGAAATCGAGGTGATGGCCAAGGTGGGCACCACCGACACCAAGAACGACCTCAACCGGCGCGACTTCAAGGCGATCGCCGCCCGGGGCCCGGAGCGCTCTTTCAACATCCCGCTGGACCACGTCGAGTTCTTCCGTGAGGCGGACCTGTCGCAGTCCCCGACCATTCGCATCTCCACCATCCATTCGGCCAAGGGCCGCGAGGCCCGCCGCGTCGTGCTACACTGTGGCATCACCGCCCGGACCTACAGCGCCATGGATCGCAATCCTGATCAAGAACACCGGGTGTGGTACGTCGGCGTCACACGTGCCAAACAGCAGCTCGACGTGGTGGGTGGATATGAGACCGATTACGAGGTGATCCAATGAAGTTCCCGAGCCTGCGCGATTACCCGCTGGTCGCGCTCGACCTCGAAACCACCGGCCTGAATTGGTGGGCCGATAAAATCTTCGGTGTGGCCATCTCGGTCGAGGACCGGGACCTGTACTTCGACGTTCGTCGCCAGCCGGAAGCACTGGAATGGCTGCGCGAGGAGATTCCTCGGGTCCGGCACCTGACCAACCACCATATAAAGTTCGACTGGCATTTCTCGCGCGAGGCCGGTATCCACTTCCCCGAGGACCGAACCACCTGCACGATGATTCGTGCCGCGCTCATCGACGAACACCGCCTGACCTATGACCTCGACTCGCTGGGCCGTGACTGCATCAAGATGCGCAAGGACGGCGACATCTACGCCGAGTTGGCCGAGATGTTCGGCGGCAAGCCCACCCGGCAAGCCCAGATCGGCAACCTGCATCGCGCCCCGCCAGAAGTGGCGGGCCGGTACGCGAAACAGGATACACGGGTCGCGTTCGCCCTATGGCGCTGGCAGGAAGAGCAGATCGAGCGGCAGGACCTGCGCCGGGTACATGAACTGGAGCGCGAATTGCTCCCGGTCATCGTCCGGATGGAGCAGGGCGGGGTGCGAGTGGACGTGGAGCGAGCCGAGAAGGCCGTGGCCAACATCGACCGCCAGTCCAAGACCATGCAGCGTGACCTCGACCGGCTCGCGGGCTTTCCCGTAAACCCCAACCCCTCCGGCAGCATCAAGCGTCTTTTCGACCCGCGCCGGGTGGCCAGCGCGGACGGCGGGGAACACTGGGAGACGGCCGATGGCACCGTCCTCAACACGACCGACGCGGGTGCCCCCTCGCTGGACGCCGACGCACTGCGCCGGATGAAGCACCCGGCCGCGTCGATGATCCTGAGCCTGCGCAAGTTGCTCAAGGCCCGGGACACCTTCCTCAAGGGCCACATTCTCGGCAACCACCACGAAGGCGTGATCCATGCGAACATCAACCAGACCAAGAGCGAGGGCGACGTGGGCACCGGCACTGGCCGCCTGTCTATCAATGCTCCTGCTCTGCAGCAGATTCCAAAACGCGATAAAGAGGTCGCGGCGATAGTCCGGGCCATCTTCATCCCGGACGAGGGCGGCCAGTGGGTCTGCAACGACTGGGCGCAGATGGACTTCCGGGTGTTCGCCCACTACGTGAACGACCCTGAAATCATCGGCATGTACACCAAGGACCCGGACACCGACTTCCACAGCCTGACGGCTGGGATGACCGGGCTGCCGCGCTCGCCCCGGTTCGCGGGCGACCCGAACGCGAAGCAAATCAACCTCGGGCTGGTGTTCGGGATGGGACAGGGGCGGCTCGCGGAAGAAATGGGCCTACCCTACACCATCGAGCCCAACGGCAAGGGCGGCACGTGGCTCAAGCCGGGGCCCGAGGCCGAGGAGGTGTTCCATAAGTACCACTCCAGCATCCCGGGTGTGCGCGACCTGCTCCGGGACGCGTCGAGCGTGGCCCGCAGCCGGGGGCACGTCAAGACGATCATGGGCCGCCACATCCGGTTCCCGCGCGGTATGTTCGTCCACAAGGCCGGGGGCCTGATCTTCCAAGGCACGGCGGCCGACTGCCTGAAAGTGAAGCTGATCGAGCTGGACAAGCTGCTGTACGGTGAGTTCAAGGGCTCGGGCGCGCGGCTGCTGCTCAACGTCCACGATGAATTCGACACCAGCGTGCCGCCCGACCGGGCCGACATCCGGGAGGCCATCAACCGGGTGGTGACCGGGTTCGGGCCCGACGACCGCATCACGCTCCGGGTGCCGGTCCGGACCGACCAAGGCATTGGCCCGGATTGGTGGGAGGCTAGTAAGTGACCGCGCGGTGTGCTATGATGGGCGTGCGGTCCACCAATAGAGCATAGAGATGAACAAGCGATCCAAACTCGGATTCTTCCTTTTCGGCGTCGTACTCGCGCTGGCCATGGCCGCGATGGGGGACGACCCGGACGGCGCGCAGGCCGAGCTGCGCCAGTATTGTGACATGGTCACGCTCCACCGGGCGGACCCCACGGTCGGGTGGCCCGACTTCAACGAATCCTACGACAGAGAATGTACTCATGCAGAAGCTCCGGCGCGGTAACCTCATCATCGACCTGCAGTTCGGCTCGACCGGCAAGGGTCTCATTGCGGGATTCCTCGCCGAGCGCGATGCCCCCGACACCATCGTCACCGCGTGGGCCGCGAATGCCGGGCACACCTACATCGACCGGGACGGACGCAAATTCGTCCACACCATGCTGGCCAACGGCATCGTGTCGCGCCGACTGGAACGCGTGCTGCTGGGCCCGGGCAGCGTCATCGACCCGGTGAACCTCGCGCGCGAAATCGAGGAAGCCAACCCGCTCATGTCGGGCGTGGAGCTGTACATCCACCCGAGCGCCGCGATCATCACCCAGCGCCATCGGGACGAGGAGGCGGGGCCGATGACCAAGATCGGCTCGACCAAAAAGGGCTGCGGCGCGGCTGCGATCCAGCGCATCCGCCGCGATCCTGACGACCTCAACACGGCCGGGTGCCTCGGTAAGCCCCACCCGCTGCTGGTGGAGCAGGGCCTCGGCCACTGCGTTGTGAGCGCGGAAGAATGGCAGGCGCAGCTCGCATCGGCCCGGGTGTTGCAGGTCGAAGGCGCGCAGGGCTACAGTCTGTCGATGTACCACGGCTTCTACCCGTTCACCACCAGCCGCGACGTGTCGGTCCATCAGATGCTCGCCGACTGCGGCATCCCGGTGACGATGGCCAGCTGGCTCAACATCGTGGGCACGGCGCGGACCTACCCCATCCGGGTGGCCAATCGCTTCGACACCGAAGGCAAGCAGGTGGGCTATTCAGGCCCGGTCTACGACGACCAGCAGGAAATCACTTTCGAGAGCATCGGCCAGCCGGTCGAGCTGACCACGGTCACCAAGCTGCCGCGTCGCATCTTCACCTTCTCCCACAAGCAGATGGCCGAGGCGGTACGCATGAACGGCGTGCGGGAGCTGTTCCTCAACTTCGTGAATTACCTGCCGCAGGCCGAGCAGGAGTCGTTCATCGACAGGCTCAACGAGACCGTGCGCCCGTACGGCTGTTCGGTGAAGTACCTCGGATTCGGCCCGGCCGACCAAGATGTCCACGAGCTGGGCAACGGGGACGCCCGATGAGCCGCCTCGACATCACCGTCGCCGACCTGCAGAAGCAGGTGCACGAGTTTGCCGAGAAGACCTTCGGCCCGGGGCGAGAGGACGCCGCGTGGAAGAAGCTGTTCGAAGAAATCGGCGAGACCCTCAAGAACCCCGAAGACCCGGCCGAGTGGGGCGACGTGTTCATCATGCTGCTGGACCTCGCGACCATGTACAAGGTGGACGTTGGCACGGCCACGCTCAATAAGCTGGAGCTGATCCGCAACCGGGTGTGGCAGCGTACCGCCACGGGCACGTTCCAGCACATCCCGGGCGCGGAGAAGCTGCCCGAGGCCAGCTATACCGCCGTGTTTGAGGGCGGCCCGCTCGCGCAGACCGGGAGCCACGTGTTGCCCGGCGAGGCGCCCTCGGCCTGCTGCCCTGCGGGACACACCGGCCCGGGTGCCTACCTGCTGGCCCGCAAGGACCGGGGGCTCGACGGCAAGACCTTGTTCGTGTACAAGTGGGACCCGGACATGGAGGTACCATTCTGATGAACGTCCTCGAAAAACTGCGGGCCGGGCACGTCCGGCGCTGGCACATCGTCGCGGTCGCCCGGGAGCAGACGGTCGCCGAACACATGCACCGGGTGGGCGTGATCGCGGAAGAGATTCTGCGCATCCTCGGCTATTTCAGTTGGGATAATAACCTCACGCTCAACGTGATGCGGTGGGCGGCCATCCACGACCGCCACGAGTACCTGATGGGTGACCTCCCCACCCCGACCAAGGAAGCCATACGCGCCCAGCTGGCCACTACCTACGGCGAAGACGTTTTCGAGCGGGTGGCGGCGGACATCGACCCCGAAGCCGAGGAGCTGCGGTCCTGCGTCGCCGAGGACGGGGAGTGCCCGTTGGCCGGGCGGATCGTGAAGCTGGCCGACCTGCTCGAAGCCATGAACTACGTAGGCATCTTCGGGTGCGGTTCGCATGCGCGTCAAGTGTGGGGCGGGCTGTTGGCCAAGGCAGCGGACCAGATCGCGGCGGTGGCCGAAGCGGACAACCTGTCCGAATCCGCCACCGGTAAGGAGCGCATCTCCGCACTCTTCTCCCTCCTCCACTCTCTGATGGAAAGACAGGAACCATGAAAGCCGAAGCATTCGCCAAGAGCATTGACGAGCTGTATGAGCGCCTCCGGTCGTTGACCGCATCCAAAGGCGAGGAATACAAACGCCGGGAGGATAATCAGTTCGCCAACTTCGAACGCGGGGCGCAGGCACTGGGCCTGACCCGCGAGCAAGTCCTGATGGTCTACCTGTCCAAGCATCTAGACTCTATTGTCACCTATGTGAAGGATCGGGCGGCCGGGCAGGAGAAGGTGTACGCCGAGCCGATTTCCGGCCGGATCGATGATGCCATTCTGTACCTGCTTCTGCTACGCGGCATGACTATCGAGAACGATGAGGCATACGGTCGCCGTGTGGCCGCCGCTCTGTTCCCGGGCGAGACGTTCGAAGTCCCGGAATTCGCGGAAGTTCAGAATTACGGCGGCGACCCGGACGACGTAGAGGCCGTGCACAACTACCAAGACATGCACACGGTCGAGACCCAGCGCGCGATGGAAGTGGGCGGGGTGACCACGCCCCGGCGAGAGGTCCAGATCGGCGTGCCCATCCTCATCATGTCGAGCAACCGGACCGACGCGATCAACGAGTGCCGCGAGCGTAATCTCCCGGTGGGCACTTGCGCCCTGATGTACCCAGACCAGCTGTACGGGCGCAAGGAAGGCCACGTGATCTTCATCCACCACGGCAACGCCACGGATGACGCCATGGCGGGCGAGGTCAAGCGCAAGTGCGAGGAGCAGGGCCTGACTTTCGAGTTGCTGGCGAAATGAGCAGGATTCTCGTCCTCGCGGGCACACCGCAGCAGTTCGCCAACTTCGCCTTCGTATTCGGCGACCAGTTCACTGAGCTGCGGGAGGAGGCGGACCTCGACGCGGCGGCCCGGGATGGCCGCCCGTTGGTCTTGCTGGTGGGGACGTGGGTTAACAACCCGCTGCGTGATCGCGTGTTATCGTGGGCCAAGGAAACGGACCGGGACGGGCGTCCACGCGGGCAATGCTTCGCCCTGTTTGGGAGACCGGGGAAATGAGACATCCGATGAATCGCGCTCGCGCGCTGCAAGTGAAAGTGGGGGATGAGGTGCGCATCGACAGCCTTTGGAATCGGACCGAGCCCCCGCGTAACAAGATACTCAACCCGGCCCGGGTGCTGGACATCCGAGTCGTGGGCGGATCGCAGACCGGGGTCCTGCTCACCGTGACCACGGCGTCGGGGAAGAAGATAGAATTGGACGCTGGGTGGTTCCACGCATGAGCGAGGCGAAACTGTGGGAAGACATCCAACAGGGGATGATGGCACGATGGCACGCGCAACGGCACGAGGACAAGCACTCCACCGGCATCCCGGACGTGTCGTTCGGCATCCAGAAGCGTGCCGAGGGCTGGATCGAGCTGAAATTCCTCAAGAAGCTACCCGAATTCAGCGGCCGACCGTGGGACTTCAAGTACGACCACTTCTACCCCGAGCAGCGCAACTGGGCCGAGCAGCGCACGAAGCATGGCCCCGGCCGTGTGTTCCTGTTGTGCCGATTCGGCGACGAGCTGACCTGCATCTGGAATTGGTCCCGGGTGCGCACGCTGCTGGGGCAGGCCCCCCTCGAAACGATCATCCGCGCCGCGAACGCCCAGTGGTGGCACGCGCCGATTGACTTCGCAGAACTCGAACACGTCCTCGCCAACAACCGCATCATCGAGCCGAGATTCCGTCTGTGACCGCACCCGCCCACACCGTGACCGTGCATCCGCCCAAGACCCCGGCCCAGCGTCTGCTGGTGGCCATCGACAACAAGCACGTCCGCTGCCCGGTGGACGACATCAAGCTGCCGAAGTTCGGCGGGTGGTGGTTCGGGCACGGATACCTGCAGCTCAAGGTGTGCGGCCGGGACACCTGCCGCATCACGAATGTGTGGATCGACCCGCGCCATCGCTCGCGCGGCTGCGGCGGCCGGATGCTCCGCGCCGTGTGCCGGATGGCCGATGCCGAAGGCGTGTATCTGGAGCTGTTCGCGCAGCAGTTCGACCGGGGCGGCCTGCGGACCGCCGCCCTGTGGAAGTGGTATGAGAAGCATGGGTTCGTCCGGCAACTCACCCGACAGGGCAAGCCCTACGTGAACGGCTATGCGACACGACATCCCCGCTGATATCGCGCTCCTGTTCGGGGTCCTGCTGCTCGCCAGCGCGCGAGCCTATATCCTCGCGCGGGTCGCGGTGGACGAGGATAGCGGCTGCTGGGTGTGGACCGGGAGCGGCGACGGCAGGTACGGGCACGCCTACTTCATGGGCGTCCGGTTCAAGGCCCACCGCCTGTCTTATCTTGCGTTCAACGGCCGCATTCCGCGCGGCCGGGTGGTGGACCACCGGGACTGTGACCGGCCGCCGTGCTGCTGCCCGAGACACCTACAAGCCGTGACCCAGTCCCATAACATCAAACGCTGTTTTGCAACCGGCCGGGGCCGTTCCCCGTTCCTTAAGGAGAAATGCTGTGAAGAGTAGCCCGAACATTTACACCGTGGACTTCGAGACCACGGGCAAGGAGGCGGCCGAAGCGTTCGCCATCGAAGCCGCACTGGCCTCCCCCGATGATGGTGCGTATGGCTGGGAATCCTTCATCGCCCTGCCCGAGGGCATGAACATCCCGCCCGAGACATCCGCCGTCCATCACATCATCGACGAAGACTTGGCCGGGGCTCCGGACTGGGACACCGTGGTCGATGGCCTGTGGGGCGCGGTCAGTCTCGGCGGCGAGCTGGAGCCGCAGGACGTGGTCATGGTGGCGCACAACGCCGAGTACGAACAGGCGGTGCTGGCAGGCACGATCTTCGACCGGGCCGTGTGGGTGTGCACGTTCAAGTGCGCGTTGGTCATCTGGCCGCAGGCACCGAGCCACAGCAACGAGGGCCTGCGCTACTGGCTGCGGATGGGCGGCGGCCGGAAGGGCAAGCAGGCCAGCCATTCGGCGCTGCATGATTGCAAGGTCACGGCGGGAATCTTCAACCAGCTGTACGGCCAGTTCCATGCGCGGCTGGTGCAGGCGGGTCGCGTCCCGGAGAGCTTCGAGGCGGTGCAGACGCCCGAGGTCCAGTGGGCTATTATCGAAGAGATGGCGCGCGTGTCGCGTGAAATCGCGGTCCTGCCCACCTGCCCCATCGGTAAGGAGCGCGGGAAGAAGTGGGAAGACATCGACGGCGGGTTCCTGTCGTGGTGCCTGCGCCAATCCGACATGCGCGAAGATGTGAAGCACGCGGCCCGTGAAGAGCTGAACCGGCGTGCCAAGGCGCGCTAAGCGCCCCGGGGAGGTAGTATGCCGGTGCGGGGCCTATCGGTTCCCGCACCGGTTCATGGGCGGCAGGTGCGACGGCGGGGCGTACGTCTCCGAGGTCTGGGAAAAGAACCAGTGGGGTGAGTGCCGGGGTTGCATTCTCTACGTGCAACGGGAGGCCGGGGAGTGGGACGCCGAGTACGGCTCGCATGCCTGTCAGGTGCTGCTGGGGCAGGAGGACACCCGGGAGTGCCCCGAGCTGGCCGACCACATCCGTTTCGAGGGCGTGAAGCTGTACGGCGTTAACAAGCCCCCGCCCAAGCGCATGGGGTGGAGGCGCTGAGCCGACGAACGGTATTGACAAAGATACAAAGGTGTGGTATAATAGGTTGTGGTCGATAGAGGATAGAGCAGATGTCGAATCAGAATCACCACTACTACGCTACCTCCGGTTACGGTTGGGGTGTCGGCCCCACGCGGGACGCGGCCATCAAGGAAGCGCTCAAGTGGGTGGGCAAGCCCGCCATGAAGCGCGGGGGAGTGGACGGGCCCGGGGTGGCCTTCTCCATCGCCCGGGTCGAGTTGCCGCAGGAGGCGCACTACACGATCCAGAATTACCTGCCGCACACGATCACGAAGGAAGACGGTGTGAACGAGTCGCGGAAGGGTGAGCGGGTTCAGATGTCGGAGCGCGAGGAAGTCCGAGTGATCGACTTCAAGGGCACCACCATCCCCAACCCGGCCTTCGAAGACTGATTGACTCCCCGGCCCGGGCGGTGCTACACTGCCCGGGCTTTCATAGAGAATAGAGACCATGACCACCGTCGCCCAACTCGTCGCCAAGCTGCAGGCCCTGCCCCAAGACTTGGAAGTCATCATCCGGCACTCTGCGCAGTGCTGCTGTGGTGAATGCTTCATGCCGCTCGATGACTTCGGGGATGACCCCGCCCCCACGGTCGAACGCCCCTACGGCCACGGGCAGGACGGCAACACCGAGAAGGTGGTCCTGTGAACGAGACCCGGGGCAAGCGCATCGCGGGCGAGCGGGAGTGGGGGCGGCGCGACCATGACGGTCGTGTCCGCGACCGCTGCTCCTTCCGCGCCGAGCGGGTGTACAAGCGGGTGTGGTTCTGGTCCCGGGAATCTTACGCACGCGACCGCCGCCTGCTGTGGGTGAAAGTGGTCATCGGGTACCGGTACTTCGACACGGATGGCCGCGAGGTCGTCCCCTTTTGGCTGCAGAGGAGCGTGTGATGGAACAGTTGGGATACACCCTGATCGTGGGCGCGGGTTTCGTGGGCCTGCTGTCGCTGGCCCTGTCGTGGTTGTGGCACCGGCTCGACCTCGAACTGCCGGACCCCTCCGAGCGCGAGGAGCCGTGGTCGCCTGAGCAGTGGGCCCAGTACCACAACCGCGCGCTGTTCATGCGCCGCATCCAGCAGGTGGGCGTGCTGGCCATGTACCTGAGCCTCGTGGGTGCCGTGGTCGGGTTCATCCTGATCGGGTGGCAGGGCCTGCGAAGTTAGCCGACGAACGGTAATTGCGGCCTTTGTCGGGGTCTGATATAATTTGTCCATAGTCCACCGATAGAGCATAGAGATGAACGCGACCCTCAAGATCAAGACCACCATCCAGTGCAACACCTGCGGTTGCAGCCTGCCGCGCGCGAAGTCCTTCAAGGTGGAAGCCAAGGACGCCGAGACTGCTAAGTTGGAAGTGGCCCCCAAGATCGCCGAATGGAAGCGCTCGCTCATCGGCCAGAATTGCCGGGTTTGCCAGTCCATCATCGACGCGGTGGGCTGATGGACCCTCGCCTCCAGTCCTACATCGACACCCGGGACCGCAGGATTGCGAAGTCCCGGGGCTATGACCTGTCGCCGATGGCGCGTAACTTCAAAGAGCTTTTGGAGTTTGGGCGCGTCCGAGTCGGTGGGCGGGCCACCAGCGGCCCGGTGACCGATCCCACGTGGGTCGAGTTCGGCCTGTGGAACGAAATCGTGCGCAAGGCCCGGAAGCTCGGGTATGTGATCGAGGAGACCGACATCAAGCACGACAACGCATGGGCCACAAAGTGCGGCGGATTCTGGAACGAGCGCGAGTACAAGCTGATCGCGCAAGCCGACGAACGGTAGTTGCAAAGGTACAAAGGCCGTGATATAATTGCTCCATGGTCGGGGCAGTCCCGGCCCCAATAGAGGATAGAGAGATGATCAAGGCCCGCCACAACAACGGCTCCGCGCTCACCGCCAAGGCCAACCGCGCGCTGCGCGCCGCAGGCATCGAAGGCGTGAAGGTGAAGTCCAGCGGCTACCTGCAGGGTGGTACAGTGTCAGGCTCGGTCGCGGCCTTGATCCTCGCCCAGCCGGTGCTGGAGCAGGCGGGCCTCGAAGTCTCCCCGCTGGCCACCTACAGCTGGGGGACGCAGTTCTACATCGCATGATTGACCGAGAATCCCGGGCGGTGGTACACTGCCCGGGCAGTACCCCATAGAGCATAGCGAGAGACCAGATGGACGAGGCAGAACGCGAGCGCAAGCTCGACAAAATCCGCAAGTGCCTGCGCCTGAGCAAGTCGGCCAACGCCAACGAGGCGGGGACGGCGCTCCGGCACGCGCAGGCGCTGATGCGCGAACTCGGGATCGAGGACGAGGCGGAAGTCGGGATGGAACCGACCACGGGCGAGGTCCTGATCACCAAGGAAGCGTTCGGCGGGTCGCGGTATCTGGCCGAGCTGACGGGCCTTGTGCGCCGGACCTTCGGCGTGGACTGCGTGTGGGAGCCGGGCAACGGCATCTCGCGCACCCGGGCCAACATCCGGTACATCGGGCCGCGCTCGCGGGTGATGATGGCGATCTACGCCCACCGGGTCATCGACCGGGCGGTGTTCAACGCGTGGAAGCAGGTCCGCGACGCATTTGAGCAGGCCCCGGGTGCCCGGCAGACGTTCCGCCTGAATTTCCTCGACGCCATCGGCGAGAAGGTCGAGCGCCTGCGTCCGAGTGAGGTGGAGTCCCGCGCCATCGACCGCTACAAGGAAGCCAAGTTCGGCAAGGAGCTGGAGCCGGTCAAGCTCAAGAACGACAACCTCCACGACCCGTTGGCCGGATTCCTCGGCACAAAGATGGGCGCGGAGTTCGACATCCACCGTCCGATGGACGAAGACAAGAAGAGGCTCGGCCATGGGTAACGCCTACGCGATCACGTGGGCGAAAATCTCGCCCTGCCAGCAGTACCGGTACGCCCTCATCCGGGTGTGGCGCGACTCGCTCCCGCGTCTGGTGTTCGTCATGCTGAATCCCAGCACGGCTGACGCGTTGAAAGACGACCCGACCATCCGCAAGTGCGTGGGGTTCGCCCGCCGCCTCGGGTTCGGCGGTATCGAGGTGGTGAACCTGTACGCCTATCGCGCCACCAGCCCCTCGGACCTGCGCAAGGCCGGGTGGCCCGTGGGCCCGGACAACCACGACCAGCTCACCGCCATGCTGGCCATGGCCAAGAATTCCGGGTGGACCGTCTGCTGCGCTTGGGGCGCCAATGCCCGCAACCGACAGGAAGCCTACGCCTTCATCGGGCTCGCGGAGTGGCACGGGGTGCCCCTGTTCGCCCTTCGCAAGAGCCCGGACGGGATGCCGCACCACCCGCTCATGCTCCCCTACACCTGCCAACTGGAGAAACTGTGATGAGCAATAGATCGTGGTGGACGCGCTGCGCCCCCAACACCGACCTCGACGCCGCGAACGAGGAAATCGGGTTCATGCGCGAGGACTGGCAGAAAGTGGGCCACGCCTTCGGATTCGAAGACTTTGTCGACCCGGAGGTGATTATCGCCAAGGCGGAATCGCTCACCAACCTCCACACGCAGACCATGATCCTCAAGGTTGACGCCGCCAGCCTCGCCGACCGCCTGACCGGCACCGAAGGGATCGTCCTCGACATCTTCGCCGAGCGCGACCGGCAGGACGCCCAGTGGGGCGGGCCGGGCCATGATGACGAACACGCAGCCCACGACTGGCTGCGCTATATTGGCCATCAGGCCCAGCGCGCGCACGACGAGACCCTGTCGGACGACCGCACGCAGCTGGTCGACCCGGAACACTACCGCCAGCGGCTGGTGAAGATCGCGGCACTGGCCGTGGCCGCGCTGGAATCCCACGACCGCAGCCACCCGCGCCCGTTGCCCGGCGAGCCCGAGGAAGAGCGCCCCGGCCCATTCGGTAAGGCGCAACTGCTGGCGTACCTCGAAGACGCGCTCCCGGACGGCGTCGGCGTGCGCGGGTTCTCGCTCGACTTCTGGGCCCTGATCGGCGGCGAGCGCGAGGAAGACGGGCTCGATGCCCTACAGCACGCGGCCCGGGCTACCCGGGAACACGAGCATCGCATGGGCCCGGCCGGGCGCATTTCGGTGGGCATGGACTTCTCCGACGCCAGTATCCATATCGAGGTCGAAGCCTGATGGACATCACCTTCTGCCCGCACTGCCGCCAGCAGGTCGAACCGCACCTGCTCGACGCCCACGATTGTCCGCGCAAGCCCGACGACTACGAGGGGCCGCCCGGGGTCACCGTCACGCTCAACCGGAAGCAGCGCCGACAGGCGATGGCCCGGGCCAAAAACCGCATCCGCAAGGAGAAAGGCCGATGAACCGCGTCTACGAACTGCCGCTGTCCCCTGACTACGTCCGCCATTGGGGCGTGCCCGAGGCCGTCCGCGAGCTGATCCAAAACGCCATCGACTCCTCGGCCGAGTTCGAGTACGCGCTGTTGCCCGAGGGCCTCGTCCTGCGCTCCCGGGGCGTCACGCTCGACCCCTCGACGCTGGTGCTGGGCGTCACATCCAAGGCCGAGGACGACCGGGCCATCGGTTCGTTCGGCGAGGGCTACAAGATCGCGCTGTTGGTGCTGGCACGCCTCAACAAACCGGTCGCCGTGGTCAACGGCTCGGTGGTGTGGCAGCCGGAGTTCCGCCAGTCCATGCAGTTCGGCACCCGGCTGTTGCATATCGTGGAACGGCCGCACACGAGCGACAGCGGCGACCTCGAATTCCGCATCTTCGGCCTCGACCACGATGAGATGGGGGCCGTGGTCGAGTCGTGCCTGCTGATGCAGCCGCCGATGGACGACGCCATCGTGGTGCCGCAAGGGCGAATCCTGCCCAGTCGCCCCGGCAAGCTGTACGTGGGCGGGCTGTTCATCTGCGACACGGAGTTGGAGTTCGGGTACGACGTGCGCCCGCAGTTCATCACACTGGAGCGCGACCGGCAGACCGTGAGCAGCTGGGACCTGCAGACCCTGACCCGAGACATGTGGTTCGCGACCGAGCAACACGACCGGGTCGCCGAGCTGATCCAGCGCGAAATTCCGGACGTGAAGTACGTCGAGTACGGCGGGGCCACCGAGCAGGTCAAGGAGGCGTGCTACCGCCTGTTCCAGAAAATGCACCCGGGCGGCATCGCGGCGCGCTCCCAAAAAGAGATGGAGGAGATGGTCGAGCGCGGTTTGGTGAAGACCGTCGTGGTGGGCGGGGGCTTCTACTCGGCCGTGTCCCAGTCCAGCTCCTACCGAGAGGCCGAGGGCCAGATGGTCGTGGTCCCGACGCCTCAGGCAGTTCTGCAGGCGTTCTTCGACCAGTACGGCAAATACATGCCCCGCCTGCCCAAGGTGGCCATGAAGAAGCTCATCGAACGTTCGAAAGAGTGGAGGCTGAAATGAGCCACAAGGACGGCGGCATCACGGGCACGGGCGATCCCAACGTTCGCGCGCTGCCGCAGGTCGAGACCGACAAGTTGCGCGCGGCCGTCGAGAAGATGCGGCGCACCCTTCCGCTGTTGATCGAGTATTACCAGATCGACGCCAAAATCCGCAAGGCGCGATACGAGGCCCTCATCGCCGAGGGCTTCAACCCCGCCCAAGCATTGGAGTTGTGCAAATGATCACCATCCCGCTGTTCCGCGTCCCCAGCCACAAGCGCCCCGGGCTGGAGCATCGCTTGAGCGATGTCCGGGGATACGAGGGCCTGAGCGAGTGCACCGTGTGCAACTGTGCCGAAGGAACCCTGCCCACCCACTGCCCCGGTGTGCTGGTGCCGTACCGCGTGCAGAATCTCATCATCAAAGGCGTGGTGGACTTCGTCGGTGATCGGTGGATCGGGAAGCGCCGGGACACCTTCCGCATCTCGCTACAGCTGACCCGGGGGCTGGGCACCACGGTCGAGGCGTTCCAGAACCTGAGCCGGGCTTTCGCGAGGGCCGGGAAGAGCGTCGCAGATTTCGGCCGGGCCGTCCCCCCGCAGGTGACCGCCGAGATGGCCCGGGAGGCCCTCGCCCACGTCCCGTTCGATCTGTCCAACCCGGACCGGTGGGAGTGGCTGGCTGACTTTCTGAACAACGCCGTGCGCCACCCCGACGTGCCGTGCCCATGTTGCAACGTCACCCCGGCCGGGGACATCTGCGACCACCTGCCCCCTCCAAAGTCGGCCGACGAACGGTAATTGCGACCTTCCGCAGGGCGTGGTATAATTTGTCTATGGTCGAACACCGGCCACCATAGAGGATAGAGACGATGAAGACCAACGCCAACCACTTCGCCACCCTCGTCGAGCTGATGGACCGGGACTTCGTCTCGACCGCCGACTACGCCCGCATCGGCCGACTGGCCCGGATCGTGGCACGTGAGCGCAACTGCTCGGTGGAAGACGTGCTGGAGGCCGCCCGCTAATGAACGCCTACACCGCCACCAAGAAGCCCCGCAAGATGATCGGCGCGTTCCCCCGGGATCGCCAGCTCCTGCGCGACGTGATCGCGGCCGGTCGCACGATCAA